GTTGTTTATTGAAGCAATTAAAGAAATTGATGAAAAATATCAAGCCAAGCAAGATGAACAACAAGCACAAATTGATATGCTTATGGAAGAAATAAAAAAACTTAAAGGTAACTAATAATGGCAATTTCATTTCCAGGTAGCCCAAGTACTGGACAAAAATTTACATCAGGAAACAAGGTCTGGACATGGGATGGTAATTCATGGAAAGGTGGAGTATCTTCTGGTGGTGATGCCGGGACACTTGATAGTCTAAATAGTACACAGTTCTTACGTAGTGATGCTGATGATACTACAACAGGTAATCTTAGTGTAGGTACAACTAGTACATTCACAACAGGAGGAACAGCAAGACTTACTTTATCAGCAAGTAGTGTGCTTCTAAGTGCTGGTGCTTCTAATAGTGATATGTTCTATATTAGACGGCAAAGTGCTGGTAATTTCGCATGGCAATCCTATAATAGTGGTAACAGTGGCACTATCCAGCTTCAACCATATGGTGGCAACGTTGGTATTGGTACAGATAATCCAGGTGCTAAACTTGAAGTCAACGGTGATGCACTTGCAACAAGTTCATTTCGTATAGGTGATAACAGTCATTGGAAAATACGTGGAAATAACGCATACACAGATCTAGCGTTTGAATATGCTACATCAAGTGGACTGAGTGATGCCAATATTAAAATTACTATGAAGCCCAATGGTGATTTGGTTGTAGGTAGAAATTTATATGTAAATGGTGATTTTATTACAATTCCAACTTCCGCAACTGATCCTAGTGGAGCAGTAGCTGGTTCTATGTATTATAATACTAGTTCACAAAACTTAAAAGTTTATAATGGAACTAGATGGGGATTAATTCCAGCAGATACTATTTTTGATATTTTTGGAGATGGTAGTATTGAAGCATTTTATGAGTTTAATAATAATCTAAATGATACTGGTGGTGTACACAATATGAGTGTATCAGACTTTCAAACTACTGATGGTAGTGGATACGTTACTGGAAAAAGTGGTATGGCGTGGAAAGTTGGGTTTGAAGATTGGTTATTGTATCGTGGAATTGGATTAGGAAATGCAAGTAGTTGGAGCTTATGGTGTAAAGACTTGAATAGTGAAGGATCTAACTCTATATTATTTGGCGCTGGAGTATGGAATTCCGGTTCCAATGGTGATCTACCTGGTTATGGAATTTTTGTAGATAGCTCTAATAATTGCTATCCTTATAATAAACCAGGCGGTACATATAATTGGACAAGTACTTTTACTGTGTCGGGTTGGACGCATATTGCTATGACAAGCGGTAGCAACACAATTAAAACATACGTAAATGGATCATTGTGGAATACTAAAACCAGCACAACAACTGCTACTTCAATTAATACATTAACAGCTGGAAGAAGACTATATCATCATGATGAAGATATGGCAGTAACTTTAGATAATGTAAGAATATACAATCGTGTTTTAACTGATGCTGAAGTCACTCAGATTTATAATTTGGAGAATTAATATGTTAATTAGAGTAGTAGACAATAAAATATATAGAATTAACAATGGTTTAACTCCAGAACAAGAACTTGAATTTGCTGAAAATAATGCTAATGCTGGCTTTATGATAATTGATAGCTTACCCACTGTTGACCCAGATCAAGGGAAACACTTTAAATTTGCGGGTGATGATATTGTTCCTGATGACGATCGTAATGCAATTGATGCTCAAAATGTAGTAAATCAATCTAATAGAAAACAGTTAGAAGATACTGATTGGAAAGTCATCCGCGAATTAGAGCGTATGTATTTGTCCGATACTGTATTAAATACAGAGCGTGAAGAATTACGAACTAGTATAGTGGACAGTTAAGTCAGAATAAAATTCAAACTCTAAGTTAAAAATCACATAAATAGTTACAATGATATCCTTACATGATTTTTTGTATTGACAAAAATACATAAATATAGTAGTATAGAATGAAATAGGACCGAAACATGCCATTACCAGCAACAGGTAGTCAAATATCCATAAACCAAGTGCAAATACACTATGGGTTTACAAGTGGCAGTACTAGAACAATGAGTGCTCTTGGTACACAAGTAGGTATTACTGCTGGCAATACAGTGTTGTTGAGTTCTAGTTTCGGTGGACAACCATAAACTCATAGGAGAAATTAATGTCTGAATTTGAATACACAACATTTGTCTTGGGCAGATGTTCAAGTCCCGCATCTAAGTATGCGAAAGTTACTCAAGATATCACTGATACAAAAGCTACACCATTCTGGAGAAAGAATCGTAGTCATATCAAGATGCTAAAAAAAGTTAAAAGTAATTTAGAAAAAGAATATAAATCAGATGAATTACAATTTAAAAATAATGTAGCACAAGTTGAATACTATGTAGAAAGACTAGCTAAACGCAGTGCCATTGAACTATTAGCAACTGGTAAAGTAAGCACAGAAACAATGGAAGATATGACGTGTTTAGGCAATGATTACTTTATTGACTGTGTACGTAAAGCAACTATTATTTCTTCTCAACTTAACAACGAAGTACAAAATGCTGAAAAAACAGTACAGCAAGATGACGTTGTGCCACTAAACATGATGTAATATGATTGGTATATGTGTTCCGGTTAGAGATACGTTACACACTAACTTTGCTTATTGCTTAGTACAACTAACGTCACATCTAACAAAAAATAATATAGACTATAAATTATATTTTGAGAATGGTAGTTTAATTGCTGATCAGCGATATAGGCTTACTAGTTTAGCAGTGCAAGAAAAATGTACAGAAATATTATGGCTTGATAGTGATATGGTATTTCCTGCAAGTATATATATGTCATTATCCAGTCATAATAAAGATGCGGTTGCGTGTACATATAGTACTAGAACAAAACCATACCGTAATGTTGCGTTTGTATCCAATGATTTAACAGCGACTGCAAGTCATACATCAGGATTGCATAAAGTATACGCAGTAGGTATGGGTATTATGTTGACAAAAACAGAAGTTTTTGTCAACATACCACGTCCTTGGTTTAATACATATTGGGATTATCAAACTGAGTCATTTAGTGGAGAAGATATTTACTTTTGTAATCAACTACATAATTATAATTACAGTCTATATGTTGATTTTGAATTAAGTGCTAGTTGTGGGCATATTGGAAGTACAACAATTAAAATGGAAAATATTAATGTTTAACACCGCTTCATTGAATACGTTTAGTTTTACTAAATCTAAATGGAATCGATATCCAATTATTGAAACATTAGATATGAATGATTACTCAGTAGTTGAAAAATATAAGTCTAAATATCCGTATGTGTGGCTTAAAAACAAAGAGTATGATATTTTAGAAACATTTAATTGGAACTATACTCCAAGTGATGACACTGCTAACCAAATACATATTTTTCCGTTATGCAATGAACTAGGAAAGCGTCCAATTAATTGGGAAGCACTGAAACTTATTCCCACTGCAGTTAATTCAAGTACTACTGAACATAAAAGCTCAAATATTGCATCATACCAAAAAAATATAACCCCAATATATTTTTATTCCTTTAAGGACAGATCTGCGATAAAGAAATTTAAACATCGTATGGAATTTTTTAACCATACACGTTGTCATTTATTAAATGATAAAGATACATTCGACGAAGTTCTTTATTCTATTGCAGCTAATGTTAATTTAACTCAACCAATTTGGATAATTAATCTAGACGTTAATATAGAAAAATCAGATATGTTAACATCCAAGTATGCTAATAATTTAATGTACACATTTGGCGCTGACATTTATCTTTTTGATGTAATCCACAACAGCACTAATCAATGTTACGCAGATACGTCAGTGGCATTAGTTAATCCAGGATTTTTAGCAAAGCTATCAAACAATGTTTTAAAATCTAAAACTAGTACACAATCGACGCTAGCAACAGCTAATGTTATCCCTATCCATAAACAAATCGGTTATCTAGATGAGACTACTAATCCATACCGTGCTTGGGCCAACGCATATCTCACATGTTTAATGCTTAATAATACTAAACTGCCACACTTAAAAAAACAAAAAAATAAAATTTTAAGTACACATTTTGAATTATCAGACACTAATGTAAACAGGTACGTTAAAGCAGGGTTACAGCAAGCGTCAAAAGATCAAGAACTTGAAACATTTAATTTCAATGAGTATGAAATTTGGTCAAATATTTTTAAGAGATTTACTGAATGGAATAACACTAGTTCAACTGAATCCTCTAAATTACTGGATAGGCGTATGTCTCAAGTTAAAAAAGTTTATGGTGAGGATAGTGATGAGTATCAAAAACTATCAAGCCAATTAGGCAAGTCTTCTTTATAACGTTGTCTTTCCCATATAGCTACAATTTTATCAACCATATCTGCTTTTTCCAGTACTACACGAGCACCACGATGTAGTGGCTTGGGCCAAGCATTTACTTCTACCCACGCATAACCTGCTGTTTCATTATTAGTAACTGGAATAAATTCTTCAAATACAGTAACACAATATGTATGATATGTAAATTTTTTATCATTACTTACAAATGTGTGTATGGGATATACTTTTTCAATATCAGGTAAATCGCCCATTTCTTCACGACACTCACGTAGTAGTGTTTCTATAGGACGTTCTTTTTTCTCAGACTTTCCACCCCAAAAACTCCAAGTAAGTGGATGACTTACTGTTTTACTACGTTGCTGCAGCATTAGCCGTCCTGTGTTAAGAGCTAAAAAGCAACAACCACTAGCTGTTAGCATTATAAGTATATTCTCCAAAACCCACTATTGTATGTGCCTTCGTATGCGTTGATCCATTGTGAACCATTCCATTTAAGTTTATCCATAGTAGTTGTGTTTGTTGTATGTTCGGTAGTACTAACAGTGCTGGCGTCAAATGAGACACTCCATGTAGTACCATTATAGCTGATAATGTCGTTCTTCTTAGCAGATATAGTACCCCAAGAGCCACCACTAGGTACTTCATTAAGTATAAGGTAACGGTCGCCAGATACAGCAGCAGTTAAGGTTCCATCTCCTGGATAACTTGTTTGCGGGTCAATTACAGCATCTACTGCCGTTTGTGAATCCGCTGTTATAGTACTATTGTCTAACGTTACTGTTAAAGTATTTGATGTACTATCTCCACTAAGTGTACCAATAATGTCAGTGGTCATATCACTAGGATCGTCTGTTTGTTTAAATCTTATTTGACTGGTGCTTTCTCTAAGTTTAGCACCATATTGTTTAAAAATAGTATCCCAATCCAACTCATTTACTACGGCACCAGCTTCACTTAATATCTGTGCTGTTGCTACTCCACCTGTTACGTCTAGTTTCACTTTATTATCAACGGCTATTACTGTATAACTGGTTGTAATAGCGTTAATGTCGTTGAGTACTTTTATACTATCAGCATCACCAGTAGCCACTTCATGTAAGTTAGTAATGATAGTATGAATCATACTACTTTTGCTTACTTTAGCTGGTGGATTAATTAAGATTGGCATTTCAAATGTTAAACTACAGATGTCAATAATGTCATCAACACCACTTGGTATGCTACGGTTTGTCCACTGTGTATTAACAAGCTCAACAACACTTAAACTACTCCAGTCTAGTGGGTTGTTTGTAGTATGTATATTAAGACTTGGATTAAACAATACTAGTATTTGCTCTAGCATTTGCATTTTTTGATCTGTATTACTTGTCCATATGTCAGTTTGCATTCTTAACGTATAAGGCACTGGCATATGACGTTCTACTGTGTACACACTGCCTTGTTTATTTTCGTAACTGTTGGTATTAGTATTGTACTCTTTTTCAATAACAGTCATTTTTTCTTCAAACTGTGGATATACACGCTTGTTTACATCTGGCTGTAAGTCAGTGACATAACAACTAATAAAAGGAACAGTGCTTAATGTATTCTCACTATTCTCTCTTTGTATATGTGCCGCCATACGACTAATGTCACCATAGCGAACTGGTGTTGTGTGGTATATTGGATCACCTTGTTCAGTGTATCCTTTTACATACTGAAATCCAGCAAACAATCTAATAAACTGCTGAATATAGCGTCTAAATTGTTTGTCATAAAAGTATGGTACTGCGGTTATATTTGTCATATTACTATTTACCCACGCCTACGTGTTCTAGTTCTAGGATACATCACACCGCTTGTAGGACGATCATTTACGTCTTTGTTGTATGTGTTAAACGCCATATTACCTGCCGTTGCTCTGTGATTCTTCCACAGTGCTATTCTATCAATGTCTGAACCGTCTAGGCTTACTCTTGTGTCGGTGGTTCCAGTTATGTCTTCTGTTGTGTCTTCCATTAATCCTGTGACAGCATTATCATACAAATATGCTTTTGCTTGTGCCTGTGTGAGTGTAGGATATATTTCTGCTAAACAAGCCAACATGCCTGCTATAAACGGCGAACTATAACTTGTTCCTGATCCAGATCCTATTGTGTCCCAGTTTGTTGTATTTGCTTCCTGTCCTGGATACGGAAACCCACCAAACATTATGGCACCTGTCTCTCCTGCGCCAAAGCAACCCTCTCCTGCGGCATATATATCTACACCTGGACCCCAACAGCTGAAACCCGATTTGCCGTTATCTGCTCTAGTACCTAACGAACCTACATTGATAGCACCGTTGAGTGAATAGGTGTCGCCACGATGGTAATAATTTCTGAACGGATAATAACCTCCAACAAAGTAGTTACGCATTGGATATTCCATCTGACCAACAATGTAGTTGTCCCAGTTGTCTCCACTAGGCAGATCAATATATCTGTTGGCGTTGCCGCCCGCAGTTACCACAATGATACCTTCTGTAATAGCATCTTGAAGATCACTATTAGGTGATGACGAATTTACTTTAAAATTTTGATCGCTAGTCCATTCTCTGTCACCTGGACCAATACCTCTTGCTGTTAGTTCTGCTTCTGATAGATCATTGCCTGAGCCGTTGTCTAAAGTTACACCCTGGAAGTGAATTAAATTAGCACCGCCACCTATCGAGTTTTCTGTCCCCAAACTCAAATTCACAATGGTAGGATTTTTCCTGCCTGTTGTTGGATTCACTGCTTTGGTTCTGTGGAACTCTCTGATGTAGGCAAAGGTTCTATCTGTGTTGTTACCGCCTGACTTTGAGCGTTCGTAAACTTTATCATACATATAGATGTTGGCATCGTTAGCAAGTCCGTATAGTGTTCCTGCCGCATAACTTGTGACTGCTGTAGGATGATGGCCTTGAGCACTATAGTTGTCACGAGCATCTGCGTTGCTGTATGTGTAGTTGGTTCCACCATCAATTGTGTTGTAGTGTTGACCCCAGTTGTAGTCTACTATTCTATTTGAATAATCTTCATGGTCGCATAATGTCTCTAATTCAACAATAACAATGTCTACATTTTTACCACTTGCTGAATATGTTACACTGTCATCAACATACCTGTCGGATAGACTTGTAGCAGTTGATGACCAGTTGGTTCTGTTTGTGGGTTCAATGTGTCTTACCATGCCCCAATTTTTATGGTCAACATCATACTTCATTCCTGGTGTGTTATTTGCTTTTGTGAATGCTACCTGGCCGCTTGGAACACCTTTGTCAAATCTACCGGTGAAAGTACTTGCTGGTTTATCTACAATTCTGTCCAAAACACTCTGTGGCACAACTACTTCTACTCTGTCGTCATCAGCTACTTCTTGTGCTTCTTCTAAGGTAAGCATATAGCCTGTGGTTCTTGAAGTTGGTCGTCTGTTTTCACAATCTACAGTACGATCTGGAATAGTTAAAGCACCACCTGGTGTTTCCATATCATCATAAAACGCTTGGATGTCTTCGCCACGTTTGAGTGTTACTTGGAATAACTCCATGTTATGCCTCCAGTTGTAGTATGTTTAGATCTATTTGTACCGTACCTGTGCTACCGCTTTTGTTTGTAACTCTACATGGTATGTTTGTTGTTGGTGTGCCTTCTAAGTTGAATCCATAAGCACCTGGGCTTATAATAACTGTTTCAGCACCAGTTGTAATAACTTCTGCTATCAATCCTGCGTCTGCTGCTGGATCTGTACCTTCTGCTCTTGCGGCATCTGCTGTTCTTGTTGCGGCATTTACATATAATCTTACACGAGCCGCCTTATCTGTTGTAATAGTTAGCAGTGTGTATGATTTGAATCCTGTGATATCTAAGTCTGCTTCAGCTGCATCTGCCAAACTGCCAGTTGTGCTTGTGACACTACCTCTGCTTTGTAGTCCTGAGCCGCCGCCGCCGCCACCGAGACCTACTAAATCAACTCCGCCTGCTGTTGCTCCGTCACTGATCTTTATTTTATTTGTGTCAGTGTCTACCCACAGCTCACCGTCTTTGCCAATGTACTGTGTGCTATCAGAGTTAATATTTTTTGAAATTAATTTTCTTGTTGCCACTTTGATAATACTCCTGTTACTACTATTTAGCAACAGGAGTATATTGTGTTAATATCCGTTTGGTTTTATTTATAGTTTTACTTCTTTTGGTTCCATCATATTATAATACCTCCCATTACTCAATTACCCCAATAATAGCGGAAAGCCCTACTGTTCCAGATACATTAGCCACATTGTCGTTCCCACCTGAAAACCCACCAGAGGCTGTAGTGACCATTGTGCAGTAGGGTGACCAAAGTAATCTATAATATAGATTACTTTCGTCTGCACCTATCAGCGCCTTATCTGGGTAGCCTTTCATTACAGGAATGCCGCCATTCAGTGCTTCGGAGTTTGCTGTAATCTCAAACATTAAAATCTCCTACGCATTCATAATGGCGTCTGCCCAAACCGCCCACATGCGTCGATAACCTTCAACAGTAGGATGGTATTGGTCTGACATTGTTTCCGCTTTGTTTAACTGATTGATGTTTGACTTTCCGTAAATATCCGCAACAGGGATACCCCACTTGTCTCCCAAAGAACGAACTGCTTGCACATATTCATAGTAAGTCGAGCCATGCGAGTTTGTTGTTGTATCGTCGGGGTCGTGACCTGCGGCTAAACCAAACCCAGAAGTGATGCTAGTTAGAAACGCCTTATTCATTGTCCCTATAACAATCTTTGCATTTGGGTTTTTATCGTAAATCCGCTGGATCGCGAAGTTTAACGCACCAAGCATTGTGTCCAAGTCTGAATCCGTTAAGTCTGGATTTCCAGACCCATCAACAACATAAGGTACACACATGTCTATAGTCCCAATCGCGCTTTGATGCGTAATCGGGTCGTTCAGCGTAGCACTTAATAGGTAAATGTCGTATGTTTCAGCGGCTGGTTGTGCCAGCTCGTTTACCTGATAAACCCCTGATATGTTGTTTGGCGTGACCCAAGTAGGTGTCGCAGTAATTGCCCAACCCGAGCCACCCATTGCATAAGTGTCAAACTTGCTTCCAAGCATACCGCGCAAGCGGGACTTTGAACGCTCTGCTTTCCAACTTTGGGCAACGCTATCACCCATAATAACAATACTTTTTCCACTGTTCGGGTTCCCCGCAAGAGATAAAGCAGCACGGCCATCAGTCTTAAACAAACGAATACCATCGTCTATAACGGATCCATCCATACACGAAACTAACAGTCTCTTTGCACCCGCAGGTGGCGTCCACGTGCTTGACCACTTTCCTACCGGAGTTGTGTAACTATTAACTGTTACCGTGTCACAGTCAGCGCCAAGGTTGTTCAATGTGGTGCCGTTGTGTGTTATTGCCCCAAAGTTTTGGTTCGTGGTCAAAGGCAAGTGTTCGACTATCTCAAGGTTTGAAATTGCCTGTGAGTAATTGTTCTTTGGGTCATAGTGAAACATATAAGTTTCTGTGTCTGAAATCGTGTAGCACCGAGTTTTAGAGAAACTATTTGATGGGGATGCGTTTTTGAATGTCCCATCACTCCACAAGTTCCCTACCATATCAAAATGGTCAACTTCGTTTTCATAAGCAAAAACGGCCTCATCGTCGCGCAGGGCAGCAGCTTGAACCGCTATTAAAGAACGGGCGTCTGCTATGGCAGTTATCTCATCTTCAGAAGTAACGCCACGAGTAGCCCCATCAGCCCTTACTTCATGCAGTTCCAAGTAATTTGAATATCCAGCCCCGAGGTCATACGCCGATAGCTTTAGTGTGACTGTCCCCTCTGGCACAAAGATAAATGGGTCTACGAAGGTTACATCCCCGCCCCACGAAGCCAGTATTGTTCCATTAGCATCTTCGGCGTGAATGTATCTGACGCCGCCTTGCGTGTCCCAAGTAATCTTATACAGGCCTGTCTTCTCTACTGTGAAGAGGTAGTTTCTGCCCCCATAGCCACCCACTGTTCCGTTGCTAATATAGCTGCCCCCAGTAACAAACTCGATGAAGTAGCGAGCCACATAAGGCGAATTTACATAGCTACTTGACGGGTATCTAGCGACCTCCACTGCCACTGGTCCTGTGTCATGCCTATAACGAACAAGCTCATCGCCAACCGTCACAACAAACTGATCACTGACCGACGTTGCCGCAAGCCCTGCAGCAGTATCCGCGTAAACATCTGCATTGACCGCTGCCGCGTCCCTTGCCGTTTCCGCAAGCGTTTGTGCCGCTACAGCGCCAGCCTGAGCGGCTTGAACGCCTGACTGTGCTGCCACCGCGTTTGTTTCTGCTGTTTCTGCTGCTACCTGTGCAACTTCTGCTGCTACCTGTGCAACTTCTGCTGCTACCTGTGCAACTTCTGCTGCAGTTTGCGCAGCTTGACCAGCGGAATCAGTTGCTGGTTTCCATTTAGAATCAGGAGCATCCCACTTTAATACTTGACCTGCCGCTGGCGGAGTAGTTGTTGTGTCTACATCACTTAAATCTCCAATACTTTCAGCAGTAATATTTGTTAACACTACACCTAAATCACTAATTTGACTTTTGGTAATGCTAATTGCTGTTGTATCAAGCGGGGTAAAAGTAAAGACACCAGTTATGTTATTATATTCTAAATCTTGTGTGCCAGCCGCCGCAGTAGTAGCACTAAACGATGTTAACCCTACACCAAGTGTACTTAAACTAACAGTATTGCCGCCACTAATAGTTAAATCATTACCAACTAATGATAATGTTTGCCCGTCACTGTCTACAGCCGCCTCGAGTGTGCCAACTCTAGTGTCTAAATCAGTGAAGTTACCGTCTAACTCTATATGAGTTAACGCACTGCCTTTTACTAATCTTTTTGTTATTGCCATATCTTTTTATCCTTACAGAACGTAATCGTCACCCACATACCCGTCTTCAACATATTCGCTATTAACTTTATTGTCTGGACGTGGCAGAATAACATCACTTATTGCTTGCTTCCTATTAAATTCTTCATCGTTTACCATTGACTTGGCATCTTCTGTAATATAATCACTTGCATTATATGTACGGTCTACCCAAGTCTTGTCAGTTACGTTATCATAACTTCTGTTCCACTTAGAACCTCTTCGTACAAACATTCGGTTTGGTGTAAAGTCTGTTCTAATAAAATATTCACCTTCATTAGCATCTGCTGGAAAAGCACTTCCGCTTGCTATTGTCTCTCCATGATTATATGTGTTGTCTTGTATTACTACACCGCCAGCAGTTGCATGTTCAAAACCATATAAGTGGTCTAATAAACTTGTGCCGTCTGGATCGTCTTGTGCTGCGCTGGCTACAATAGCATCACTAACATTAAATTCAGATTTGTATGTGCTTATGTCATGATTTAGTGTAGCACTATCAGCCGCATTTCCAAGTATATCATGAAACTCTTGTGCGTCCGTAAGTGGATTGAGTTTTACTCTCCAAATATGACTGTACCAAGTTTGACTAAATCCTTCAGCACCACGGTTACCGTCTGCTACTACATAATACTTGCTTATAGGTGCTTTGTTGGCATCTAACAATAAATCATCACGTAAATGAGGCAACTCTAATACATCACCAGGCAATAGTTTTCGACCAAGTAACTCTACCATGTCATTAGTATGGAATGTCATATAAAACTGGTCGTTTGCTAAAAACATACCAAACTGTGTTAGGTCAAAATCATTGTCTTGTACATTATATATACCACGTAAGTCATAAATGTCTGGATCGTATTTTCTATCTCTGTTTTCCAAAAATAACAAGTCTTGTATTTTTGTTTCATTGATAATATTGTCTATGTTGATAAACTCTCCACTAAGTGGATCCACTTCACGTCCTTCAATATAGTTGGGCTGTGACGGATCATTTTGATCAGGCTGTGCAGCAGGTCCTACATACTTGTGTACATTAACTCCTGTGCCTCCAATCCAAAATTGCTCACGGATCTGTCGATCCATAAAGTGAAAATCGTTAGTTTTAGTTGGTTTATATAATGTTAAACGTGGCATACGTATATTTATGGCTTGACAATGTTTTCAAGATAGTGTATCGTATATAAGTAAGAGCAATATAGTTCAGGAGAATAACATGGCTAAATCAGCAACTCGTAAGAAAAAAACAGTACGTGCTACAAGACGTAAAGGCGCCTGGGATATGGTTCCACTAACAGATTGGCATGGAACACACTATCACGTCCATTATCTAATGGAATCCAAAGAGTGGTTAAACCAAGTTAAAAACTATATCAAGAAGAACTATGATAAAGAAACACAACAAGCCATTAACAAACTTCCAGACTGGAAAGTTGGTGGTAAAAGTCATTATGCTACGGCGGCATTTATTGAAGAAAATAAGCCTGAGATCTTGCATCCTGATTACACAGGTAAACTAAATGAATGGGTTGTCAGCCTGGCTGAAGAAGGTCAAAAGATCGTAGAGATTAAACAAGCTGAAGAAAGTACAAAAAAAGTAAAGTACGTGCCTACTATTCAGGAACGGTTAATGGAAGCTACTATTGATAAAATGGAAGAGCTTGACCAGTGGGAAGATGAATGGATTCGTGATCCTAAAAAGAATCCACTTAAAGATAAACAACCACTAAAACTATTTCGTAAGTTAGAAATTAATCTTGGTCATGCTCGTTGGATTCAACAATTTTACGAAGGTGCATATCAAGAACTAACTGAGCTTGTCAACTTGCCTACTCCTAAAAAACAAGACGATATGCAGCAACAACTTGCTGAAGGCTTTAGTCATTTAAGTACAAAAGAGAAAAAAGAACTACATAGTTTTTATGAGCGTATTTTCCAAGCACTTGAAATACTACGTGCTGAAAAGAAACAAACACGAACTGTTCGCAAGCCAAAGCAAAAGAGTGCTGTTGACTTAGTTAAGAAGTTGAAGTTTAAAGCAAGCGATCCAGACTTTGGAATTAGCAGTATTCCTCCGCAAGACATTGTGGGTGCGTCAGCATTAGTTGTGTTTAACTGTAAAACACGTAAACTTGGCATTTACTATGCTGAACATGAAGCTACACTTCAAGTTAAAGGGACTACACTTCAGTTCTTTGATGAGAAAACAAGTAGACAAAAAACAGTACGTAAGCCAAGTGAAATATTGCCACAGTGGAAAAAGGTAACGCAGCACAAACTAAAAGCACAGTTCGGATATCTGAAAACTACTGATATTAAAATGAACGGTAGACTTAATGAAGATACTATTCTACTAAAAGCCTTCAAATAGTATAAATACTTACATGGCAAAACGTGATGAATTAATTAAAGAAATCGAACTTCGCTTAGGCGGACAAATGGTAGACGTAGAGCTCGACCCAGAGCACTACGATCTTTCCATTCGCAAAGCATTGGAAAAATATAGACAGCGTAGTGAAAACGCTGTTGAAGAAAGCTTCATTACATTAGACTTAGTAGTTGATGTTGCGGACTATACTTTACCTGATGAAGTTATAGACGTTTATACCATTTACAGACGAGCAAGTGGCACACTTAATGGTAGTGGTGGTGCTGATATGGAACCATTTGAAGCAGCTTACTTAAACAATTACCTACTACACGGCGGTAGAGCTGGTGGACTAGCAACTTTTGATGCGCTATCACAACATCGTGAAACACTTGGACGTATTTTTGGTAAAGAGCTATTATTTACTTGGAACACTGTTAGCAAAAAAATAACAATTCATCGTAGAAACAAAGCGGCTGATACTGTATACTTACATACCTACAAACAGCGTAGTGAAGAAGAATTACTTACTGACACATATGCTATGCCATGGATTAAAGAACTAGCACTAGCATACAGTAAATTAATGTTAGCTGAAGCTCGTGGTAAGTTTAACACTATTGCTGGCCCACAAGGTGGTACAAGCCTTAATGCTGACGCACTACGTAGTGATGCGCAAATGGCAATTGATAAACTAGACGATGAGCTAAAAACTTATACTGACGGTCAAGCAGGTCTTGGCATAATTATTGGTTGACAAATACACCTAACTGCGCTATCATACAAATATGAAATTAAAATTACTCGTTATAGGTCATGGACGTCATGGCAAAGATACTGTCTGTGAGATACTCAGAGATACGTATGGATACACATTTGAAAGTAGCAGCAAGTTTTGTAGTAAACAATTTATATACAATGACCTAAAGGACAAGTATGAATATGCTAATGAAGAAGAATGTTATGCTGACAGGCATAATCACAGAGCAGAATGGTATGATGCTATCTGCGCTTATAATGTACCTGATGCAGCGACTCTAGGTAGAGAAATGTTTCAAGCGTACGATATCTATTGTGGGCTACGCAACAAAAAAGAATTCCATGCTATGAAAAACACAGGTGTATTTGATTACTGTATTTGGGTTGACCGTAGTGATCATTTACCTCCAGAAAATAAAAATAGTATGAGTTTGGAACAATGGATGTCAGACTTTACTATCTGTAATAATGGAAGTCTGGAAGATTTAAAATTTAATGTACATTCTTTAGTGGCGCACATTGATTCATACAGTGCAAGTAAATAACTACGTAGTTAACCACTGTTTCCCCCCTGATATATAGCTATCCTAATAAATACTAACATCGATAGATATGACCAGAGGAGAATAAAATGGCTTTAGTATCACCAGGTGTACAGGTTAGTGTAACTGATGAAAGCGCATATGGCGCCGCCGGAAACGGAACAGTACCACTAATTGTTGTAGCAACGAGAGAAAATAAAACAGATCCAACTGGTAGTGAATCAGATGGTATCGCAAAATTTACAAAAGCAACACAAGCTGGTAATGTAATTTCAGTTACATCACAGCGTGAGCTTACACAATATTTTGGTAATCCAACATTCACTACAAACGGAACAGCTATTGTACAAGGTAGCGAAACAAGTGAATACGGCTTATTAGCCGCATACAGTTATCTAGGACAAGGATCACGTGCTTTTATCGTTCGTGCTAACATTGACCTAGCACAATTAGATTCAACAACAATTCAACCAACAAGTGCTTACTCAACAGTGGGTTCATATTGGTTAGACACAGATGCTAGTAAGTATGGTATCCATGTATGGAATTCAACCACTTCACTATGGGAAAATAAAATACCAACAGTAGAAGTAATTAGTACAGCAGCAGGCACAGCACCAGCAGCCGCAGTAGTAACTGGCGGTTATCATGTTGTAATTTCAACATTAAGTAACAGTATTGAATATTACAAAGAAGATGCTAGCGCATGGGCAACAGCCGGCGCAACACTTGACAAACACTATAACGCTCCAGCATCACCAAGTAATGGCGATGTTTGGGTTAAAACAACTAGCCCAGGTAATGGTGTAAGTATTGCTATTAGTACATTTACTACAGCATGGATTCCACAAACAGTAGCAGGCGTAAGTGATGGTTCAGATAATGCTGATATTACTACATTTGTACCACAAGATGGTTCAAGTGCTACAGCGTTAACATCAAGTGCTACCGCAGGTGGCGTACTATTGGGTAAAGCTGCAGATCAAATTGATATTACTATTGTAAGTGGAGCAGGTGCTCCAATAGCAATATCTACTTCAACACTAGCACAAATTGCAACACCAGTAGCAACAGCAGCAACTGGACAATACTGGTTTGATAATACAATTAATTCATTAGACTTATATGTTAGCGCAGGAGCCGCTTGGACAGCAGCAACTGACGTACAGTATGGTACAACAGCCCCAACAACTGACAAAGATGGAAACGCACTAGCAGACGGTGATATTTGGGTAGACACAACATTAGCATCTTCAGGATTAGTTAATGAACGTGATTATCCAAAGATTTATCAACACAATGGTGCTGCTTGGGTTAAACATTCAAATAGTGACCAAACAAGTGCTAACGGTGTATTGTTTGCTGACATTGATGATACAGCAGGCGGTGGAGCGGCTATTACTGGAGCACCAAGCGCAGTAATTTATCCAGACGGACTATTAGCAGTCAACATGTGTCAAAGTAGAAATACTGTACGCAGTTGGAACGGCACAGCATGGAGAAATGCTGCGTCAAATAATTCAGATGGCAGTGGCGCATTTGGCAGATATGCTCAGCGTAAAGTTGTAGCGGCTGGAATGCAAGCAGTAGTAGCAGGAGCAGATTTACGTGAAGAGCAGTACGCATACAGTTTACTAGCAGCACCTAACTATCCTGAACTAACAGACGAGTTAGTTACACTAAACAGTGACCGTGGAGAAACAGCATTTATTATCATTGATACACCAATGCGTAAAAACGCAACTGACGCAATTAGTTGGGTTAAAAATAGTAACGCAGCTACTGAAAATGGTGAAGATGGATTAGTAACAAATAATACTTACAGTGCTGCTTACTATCCAGCAGGTAATTCAACAGAGCCAGTTGGTGGTAAAACAGTAGTTGTTCCAGCAAGTCACATGGCGCTATATACGTTTGCTTATAACGACAACATTAGTTTCCCATGGTTTGCTCCAGCAGGTCTAACACGTGGTGTTGTACAAAACGCAAGCGCAGTTGGTTTTATTAATGGCGAAAACGAATTTAAAGCTATTACACTAACACAAGGACAGCGTGATGAAATGTACCAAAACAAACTAAATCCAATTACAACGTTTATTGGACAAGGTACAGTTATATTTGGACAGAAAACATTAGCAAGTACAACTACAGCACTTGACCGTGTTAATGTAGCACGTTTAGTTGCTTACTTGAGAGAACGTTTTGATGAGATTGCTAGACCATTCTTGTTCGAACAAAACGATACACAGACACGTGCCAGAGCAAAACAAGTGTTTGAACGTTTCCTAGCAGACATCTTAAGTCGTAGAGGCGTAACAGACTTTGCTGTTGTATGTGATACAAGTAACAACACACCAGCACGTATTGACCGTAATGAACTTTATATTGATGTGGCAATTGAGCCAACTAAATCAGTAGAATTTATTTACATTCCAATCCGTATTGTTAACAGTGGTACACTATCTAACGTATAAAAAGACTAAAATAACTACAAACTTAATGGGCGCCAAGTGCGTCCATTTTTTTTCACTGATTTCTTATAAATAGTATTAGCTAGTATAGAGGAGACTAACATGGCAGTATTAACAACACTAGGTGTTCCAGACAATTCAGGAAACACCACTACTATTATGCCAAAACTACAGTACCGTTTCAGAGTTACTTTTGAAGGTGAAGGCTTTAGTGCTACACCAACAAGAAACGTTATCAGTACAAGTAGACCTGGATTAACACACGAACAAATTCCAGTAGATGCATACAACAGTAGAATTTATTTGGCAGGTAAACACACATGGGAACCTGTAAGTATTGTATTACGTGACGACATTGATGGCGTTACACTAAGAGAATTAAACAACCAACTTAACAGACAAGTTGACCATGCTAACCAAAGTTCAGTAAGAGCAGGCGCAGGTTACAAATTTACAACTTCAATAGAAACACTTGATGGCGGAAACCCAACACCAGGTGTACTAGACAAGTTTGAACTTAGTGGTTGCTACATCACAAACATTCAGTATGGCGATATGGCATACAGCGCAAGTGATCAAATACAAGTTACAGTACAAATTCAATACGACAACGCAGAGATTTATGACGCTTCTGGTAACGCAACACTTACAGGCGCTGCAGTAGACAATACATTAGTTAACGCAACAGGCTAATAACTAATGGGAATAACCTCTAGCACTGGTCCAGTTAATGCGGCAGCATCGATTTACGGAGTCGACGACCTCGTAATGTTCAAGAAGCCAAGACAGAAATTTAATTTTTCTGTGTTTATGGAAATTGACGATGCTGCTACACTATCTGATGAAAGCTACGGAAAATCATTTGTATTTGATAGAGTATCAGGAGTTGAACTACCTGACTACCAATACAATGTAACAAAATTAAATCAATATAATCATCAAAGATTTGTAACAACTAGACAGGATATTTCACCATCGTCAATAACATTTTATGATACTGTTGATGGTCACTTCCAAAATTTACTTACTTCTTATGCTTCATATTATTACTCACAAGGATTAACTGAACTTGCTATGCCATTTTCATCTAATGCTACTGCTGGCGGAATTAGTACACCAAGTGGACTTAACGCAATAAATTCTTTAGGTAGATTTTTCTTTAGTAGAATTACTATTGGCACGGTTGATACTCAAGGCCCACAAACTGGCCGAAAGGTGATTATGTCTAACTGCATGATGACAAATGTTACTCATGACAGACTAGATTATTCAGACAGCACACCAGTTACTTTTACAGCACAATTTCAACCAGAACACGTTGCTTTTGAAAACTTTTAATTAAACATAAATACGTATATAATGGCATCTAAGTTTCAACAAGGAATATTCACACCTAGAAATTTATCTAGGTATATTGGTAAACATTCACCGAGATATCGTAGTGGATGGGAATTAAAATTTATGAGATTTTGTGATACACATCCTAGTGTAGTAGCATGGGCAAGTGAATCACATAGAATACCATATTTTCATCCAGTTAAAAATAAACAAACAATGTACGTGCCAGACTTTTTTATAGTGTATGAAGATGTAAACAAAAAAAGACATGCTGAGTTTATAGAAATTAAGCCTGCTGGACAAATACTTGGCAATGCTAGAAGTCCAGCACAAAAAGCCGCCGCAGTAGTAAACGAAGCCAAGTGGCAAGCCGCAAAGTTGTTTGCTTCAAAACAAGGTGTAGGATTTAGAGTACTAACTGAAAATGAACTTTTTAATAATCCTAAGAAAACAAAGAAGAGAAAAAAATGAGTAAAAAAATTGAAGAAGTTTTTAACATGGCCAGTCCAGAAACACCAGAACATACTACAGCAGATGAAACTGGATTTGATTTAGAATCAATGCAACAAGCATTAGATATTGCTGATAAAATTGACCAAGCATTACCAGCAGTGCGTGATTTAGAGTCACTTGATAAAGACATGGACGATTATGCCCAACAAGCAATGGATGCGTTTAAGGATCTTATGGACCTTGGACAAAACGTAGAAGACAGACATGCTGCTCCAGTGTTTGATAGCGCAAGTAAAATGATGACAAATGCCATTACAGCTAAGACAGCAAAGATGGACAAAAAATTAAAGATGATTGAGATGCAAATGCGTAAACGTAAACTTGATTTAGAAGAAAAGAAAGTTGAAATGCAAATTGCTAAAATTAATGACACCCCAATTGACGGCGGCCCGATTGAAGGTGCTGCTGAAGAATTTGATCGCTCTAGCCTTATTAACGACATTATGGCAAAAGTAGCAGAATCAAAGAACGGTGATAAATAACTATAAGATAGGATAATATTATGAAAAGTTTAAAGCAATATTTGGCAGAATCTGAGAAAACATATAACTTCAGACTACGTACTGTGGCTGAAATGTCAGATGATCAACTAGATAAATTAGAGAAGCACTTAGCAAGATACAATGTAGAAAGCGTAAGTTCTCCTAAGACTAGTATTATTCAAAGAAGTCCAGCTGGATTTGGCGATATTGGTCCAAGTGCAGTATTGACTATGGAAATTGTAACACACCTACCATGTACTCCAAATGTAATGCAAGAAGAAGTTGCCGCGGCAACTGGTATTCACATTGGCGCAATTAGAATATATAATGAGGGTGAGTTTATCGATGAGGAAGAAGATTTAGAAAACTCTACTGAAAAAGATAGCAAAAGTGTATTAGCAGATGCTGATTACAGTGAAGCTGAAAAAGTAGAACATAAAGATAATTTTGGAAATGAATTTGTTTCTAACTTTGTTAAGAACTTACCTAAATCAGAACTAGCAACAGAGTATAAGGTATAAAAAAATGGATTTAAGAGACTTAGTAAAATTAGCAGGAATTGTAAACCCAGAACTTCTTAACAGAATTGAAACAACAGCAGAAGTTGAAGAAGCAGAAGGCGCAGGCTTTGAGCAAGCAACAACCGCACCAGATGAACAAATGATGGATGACCCAATGCAATCAATGGGTAGTGATGTAGATACAAGTTTACGCCGTTACTTGAAAGCAAAAGGCGATCATGTTAGTGTAGACGAAACTGTATATCCAGACCATACAGTGGAAAGTGTAAGCGAAGCATATGCGTCATTTAAAGAAGGCAGTGCTGAAGATGAAAAAGCAATAAGACGTGCTTTTGATAAAGCAGACGAACCAGAGCGTGGCGAGAAAAGAAAAAAAGTATCTCTTGAAAAAGCACCATGGGAAAAAGACGACGATGATAAAGTAGACGAAGCAAAAGTTGAAGAAGACGATATTGACGAGAATGCTTTTAATCAAGCGGCTGCTGCAGCATCAAGAGCTGGTAAAGACAGTTTTGAGTTTGGTGGCAAAACACATAAAACTACAATGAAAAAAGATACAGCACACAAACTATCTGATAGTGTTGATAGTGAGCTAGCAGTACTTAGAAGAAACGCAGGAATTTAATATGGCACATTCAAAAATAGACAATACATTTAATAGAGCAATGGATAAACTAACAGAACTTAGTAGTGTATTCCGTGAAGATGGAAAACTAGCTGAAGCATGTGGAAGTGATTGCGATTTAAATGGAGTTAGATCTGCTTTTGAAGAACTAATGGGAGCAATGCGTGAAGCACACACAGAAGCAACCATGGAAGAGTCAGTAACTGAAGATGCTGGCAAAGTTGGCTACATGGAAATGTTCTTTACAGACCGTGATGGTGGTGAAGTTAGTTATGAAGTTGAAGTTACACTTAACAATGGTAAGCTAGACGTTACTGGCCCTATGCCAGGCCCAGAAGACGACCTATATTGGGATGACGCAGACATTGATGAGCAACTACGTGATGCAATGGCTGATCCAAGTGTTATTACTTGGATGAACGAAGCCATGGGCGCACCAGACTACAACCCATCACGTGGTGAATATGATAGTAACCGCGAATATGGAATGTTTAGTGACGAAGGCAATGCTGAAGTTGCTGAACTTGTAGACGATATTGTTAAACGACATGAAGCTGGTGAATTTGATAGTCCAGAGCGTGCTATTGATGCCGCTATGTCAGACTTAATGACCCTGTCAGATGATAACGATGATTTTGGAGAAGCGTCTGATACAGATGTTAGAGATCAAGTAGCACGTGACTTAGACAGTCGTATTGGTCGTGATAGTGGATTTGGTGAAGCTATCGAATATATGAAAAAATTAGCAGGAATAGAATAATGAAATCATTTACTGAATATTTAAACGAAGGAACTAAAGGTTGTTCTGATTGTGAATACATGAAAGACGAAACTGATGGTGAAATTGACACATGTGATGAGTGTGCTGCTGAGAAGCGTGAAAAAACTAATGAAGCTGGCGGATACTACACCCAACCAATATACGATATGATCGAAGAGCATGGTATTGATAAAGTAATGCACGAACTACTAACTGCCTTAGACGCAGATGTTATACAAGCCGCACTGTCTAGAATGGCAAAAAATTTAGATGAAGCAACAAATGATGAGCATACACACGCACACGAAGAATTAGATTACTTGCGCAAACTAGCGGGTATATAATATACAACCCTTAATTACAGGCTTAAGGTTTACATTGGGGAGACTAACAATATAAATTGTTGTCTCCCCTTTTTTAACTCAACATAAGTAATAGTATGTCAGTAGATACAAAACTAACCAAAACCCCATATCAAAGAGAAAAGTATACAAGTGAGCAACTGCAAGAACTTGCTAGGTGTACTATTGATCCACAACACTTTATTACAGAGTACTGTTGGATTCAGCATCCTACTAAAGGACGTTTAAAGTTTGATCTCTTTGATTATCAGCGTGGACTGTTAGATAGTTACCACGATAACAGATATAGTATTGCGCTCATTAGTAGACAAATGGGTAAGTCAACAGCGGCGGCGGCATACTTACTATGGTATGCGATGTTTATGCCTGACCAAACTATCCTTATTGCGGCACACAAATACAGTGGCGCACAAGAGATTATGCAACGTATACGATTTGCTTACGAATTACTACCAAACTTTATACGAGCAGGTGTTACCGCATATAACAAAGGTAGTTTAGAATTTGACAATGGTAGCCGTATTGTAGCACAAGCAACTACTGAAAATACTGGACGTGGTTTGTCTATCTCACTAGCATACTTAGACGAGTTTGCGTTTGTGCGACCTACCATTGCCCGTGAATTTTGGACAGCATTGTCACCAACACTTAGTACAGGTGGTAAATGTATTATTACAAGTACACCAAACCAAGACGATGACCAATTTGCCCAAATTTGGCGTTCAGCACTAAAAACTACTGATGCTTACGGTAATGAACGTTTAGTAGGTGAGAATGGATTTAAAGCATACAGTGCTGATTGGACATTTCATCCAGATAGAGACCAAGAATGGGCAGACGTAGAACAAGGTAAGATTGGTGAAGAACGTTTCCGTCGTGAACACTTAAATGAATTTATTGCGTTTGATGAAACACTTATTGATAGCTTAAAACTAACGCTATTAGAACATAAAGATGTTTATAAAAAGACAGGACAGGTGCGTTGGTATCGTCCAATACAAAACGGAAAAACTTATATAGCAGGACTTGATCCTAGTTTAGGTACAGGAGGCGACAATGCCGCAATACAAGTTTATGAATTACCAGGTATGCGACAAGTTGCTGAATGGATGCACAACAAAACGCCAATACAACAGCAAATTAAAATACTACGTGGAATGTTAGCTGATATACAAACAGGCGCACCAGAAAGTGAAATCTACTGGAGTGTAGAGAATAATACACTTGGAGAAGCAGCACTAGTAGTAATTAATGAAATGGGCGAAGAGAATATAGCTGGTACATTTATTAGTGAACCACGTAAGTCTGGTTCAAGTAGAGGTTATAGAAAAGGGTTTACAACTACAAATAAAAGTAAACTTGCTGCTTGTAGTAAATTTAAAAACTGGATTGAAGTTGATAAAATGGAAATTGCTAGTAGTACATTGTTACGTGAAACAAAAACATTCATTGCTCGTGGTGCTAGTTATGCCGCAAAAGAAGGCGAAACAGATGATTTAGTAATGGCTGCACTACTTGTTGTACGTGTTGCTCAGCAAGTAGCGCAATATGATGAAGTTACATATAATGAGTTAAAAGATAGTTTTGGTGAAGAAGAAGACCTCGCTCCTATGCCATTTACGTTTTTGGTATAAATACATTATATAGAAAGTTAAAGAAATATGTTGAGTTCAGAATTAGTTGCAGAAAAGATGTTTAAAATACTCAAAGGCAACGGTCATGATTTAAAATTGTATACTGATCAAGGTGCTGATACAGTAGATCCTTCAGTGGCTAGACGATTTTATATAATAGACAATGGAACTATGATTAGTTTAGATGAAACTGAAAATACTCGTAATATAAAAGTGAGTTTAGGATCAAATGTAGATCATCAATCAATAAAAGAAACATTGGGACAAATTAAAAGTTTAGCCAATCGTAGCATTATTGAATACACACTAAAAAATTATACTAAGTCAATTGAACCAAAAGATTTCGACTACCAAGCTCAAAAGGTAAAAGATATGAATCAAGATACAGTAAATGAAGGCATCGGAGCCGCATACGGAAGTAGCAAAAGCAGCTACCAAAAATTAGAAAGTGCTAGACTTGTTATTAAACATAACAAAGCAGTGAATGAAGAACAACGTGGATCACGTAGTAGAAACATTCAAGCCATCTACATTGAAAACAGCGAAGGCGAACGTTACAAGTTTCCAAGTAATAACTTAGCAGGCGGTAGAGCTATGCTACGTCACGTACAAGCTGGTGGTAATCCAATGGATGACTTCGGAAAGCATATCGCAGAACAATGTTCAGAATTAAAGAAACTTAAAGAGTTTAGACGTTATAGTGAAAAGAATGGACTTGTTAACGAAGATACAGCAGATATTGTAGAAGCGGTTATTGGACGTATTAACAGTATACGTGAAACATTAAATCGTATGAAGGGCGCAAGAACCTATTCATCAATGATTGAAGCATTTACGGCCAGTGATGAGCAACTGGACGAAGATGGACTAGACGATATCAAAACAAAATTTACAGTACATCACTTTGATGAAAATGTAGAAGGCGCACTACCTTATGTTCAGTCACTTGTAAGAGAGATGCAAGCAGTACGTGAACACAATACAAAAGTAGCAGAAACAATCAACAACCTTGTAAGCGTTGTTGAAAACAGTGGTAAAACAGTTTGGGTTAAAGAAGGCACCGACATTGTCGGCGATCCTGAAAATCCAATGAACCACACATTTGAGAATTCTTCAGCACGAGCGCAACTAGGCGCAGTGATGGAGTATATTGCTAACGTTCTTGATGAGAGCGAAAGCACAATGTCGAATTGTCTTGCAGAAGCAAGTAAATTGGTTGACAGCATCAACGACGATGCTATACTGGGTAAATCAGCAAAAGCACTTGCTTCGCTGATGCCTAAACTACAGCCAACACACAATGAGACACCAGTACATGCTGAAACTAATCAATGGGAAGACGATATCAATACCGTACTTGAAAACTACGATATTAATAAACTTTTTACTTGACAAGTTAACGCAGGTATATTATATTAGTGATAATAAGTACATTGTCACTTAGGCAAACTTAGGCAAAAGTTGCATTACGCAACACACATAGGCAAACATATTAGGAGAATAACTATGGCATCATTGGCAGAAATTAAAGCAAAACTACAAGCACAGGACAACAGCGGTCCAAGCAAACAAAGCGGCGGTGGCGATAACGCAATTTACCCGTTTTGGAATATCCCAGAAAATTCAACAAGTGTAATTCGTTTCCTTCCAGATGGAGATACGAGTAATACTTTCTTTTGGCGTGAGCGTCAAATGATTCGCATGGAGTTTCAAGGAATTGAAGGACAACCAGACAGTCGTCGTTGTGTTGTAAACGTTCCATGTAATGAAATGTGGGGACCAGTTGGAAGCTGTCCAGTTCTTTCAGAAGTACGACAGTGGTTTAAAGATCCAAGTCTTGAAGACATGGGCCGTAAGTATTGGAAAAAACGTTCATACGTATTCCAAGGTTTTGTAACTGAGAACTCACTTGATGAGGAATCTCCAGAAAATCCAATCCGTCGATTCGTAATTAATCCAAGTATCTTCAATATTATTAAAGGTGCTCTAATGAGCAGTGACTTTGAAGAACTACCTACAGATTACGAAGCTGGTACAGACTTCCGTCTTACTAAAACAACAAAAGGCCAATACGCAGATTATTCAACTAGTGGCTGGGCTCGTCGAGAGCGTAGTTTGGATAGTAACGAACGTGCAGCAATTGAAACACACGGATTGTATAATCTAAATGACTATCTTCCAAAGCAACCAAGTGAAGCAGAGTTGGCAGTAATTGCTGAAATGTTTGAAGCTAGTGTTGATGGTAAAATGTATGATCCAGTACGTTGGGGTAATTTTTATCGCCCAGCAGGTGTACAAATTGATACGTCAAATAGTATGCCTAACAATGGTAGTGCGCCAACAGCGGTATCTACTCCAGTAGCAACACCAGCACCACAGCCAGTGGCAGTATCTGCTCCAGTAGCAGAAGCAACTACTGATACAGGTTGGCAAGCACCTACTCCTGCGCCAACACCAACACCTGCTCCAGTAGCAGCTGAAGGTGAAAAGCCAAGTGCACAGGACATCTTAGCAGCAATCCGCTCAAGAGCATAAATCCTTAACAAACAAATAGGGGCGACAGGTAGTCGCCCCACACTTTCTTTTTAGGAGACAATAATGGCACGACCATTTGATATTAGTAAATTCCGTAAGAGTATTACAAAAGCGGTACCCGGACTAAGTGTCGGGTTTAATGATCCAGATACTTGGATTTCAACAGGTAATTATACACTAAACAAACTTATTAGTGGAGACTTTAACAAAGGTATTCCACTAGGCAAAGTATCAGTACTAGCTGGTGAATCAGGCGCAGGCAAATCATATATTGCGGCTGGCAACATTGTTAAACAAGCACAACTTCAGAACATTTTTGTTGTGTTAATTGATACTGAAAACGCACTAGATGAGACTTGGTTACATGCACTGGATGTAGATACTAGTCCTGAAAAATTGCTAAAACTTAACTTAGCAATGATTGACGATGTAGCCAAAGTTATGAGTGATTTCATGACAGACTACAAAAAAGATTACGCAGATACAGACAAGGACGAACGTCCTAAAGTATTGTTTGTGATTGACTCATTAGGCATGATGTTGACACCAACTGATGTTAAACAGTTTGAAGCAGGTGACATGAAAGGTGACCTTGGACGTAAGCCCAAAGCATTAACATCGCTTGTTCGTAACACTGTTAACATGTTGGGCGAATACAATGTAGGGCTAATGGCAACTAACCACACATACGCATCACAAGATATGTTTGACCCAGATGATAAGATTTCAGGCGGACAAGGCTTTATCTATGCTAGTAGTATTGTGGTAGCAATGCGCAAGTTAAAACTAAAAACTGATTCAGACGGCAATAAGACTTCACAAGTACATGGTATTAGAGCGGCATGTAAAGTAATGAAAACACGTTATGCTAAACCGTTTGAAAGTGTACAAGTGGAAATTCCATATGAAACTGGTATGAGTCCATATAGTGGTCTTGTTGAGTTTTTGGAAGCAAAAGATGTACTCAAGAAAAGCGGCAACAGTTTAGAATACACTAGCCCGACAACAGGCGAAGTAATTAAAATGTTCCGTAAACCTTGGAATGCTAACAAAGACGGCGCCTTAGATCTTATTATGTCAGAATGGGACGATAAAGTCGCTGATGCCGTAAAAGAAGATATTGATGTAGATGAACTAAATAACGAGAACACATTATCTGAGGAAACTGAATCATATGAAACTAAGTGAAGACGAAATTGAACAGTTCGTGAATCTTTGGATGGCAGTAAAGCCATACATTACAGCAAAGGACAAGTATGACGCTTGCCAAAAGTTCTTAATGACCCTTGAAGATTCAATTGATATTGAAGAAGTATCTGATGAACTAGTTGGTTTTGACGGAACTATTGACAAAGTTATCCGAGACAAATATACTGAATATGTAGATTTGGACGAGTTTAACGAAGATGATGAAGAATGGTAAATGAGCTGGTTTAACGATATACGAAAAGATATCAGTAACATTATCCCTGCAATTGATTATTACGAAAAAGAATTAGACGAAGCACGTAAAGAGTGTGGCCTTAAAGGCAGTGTTGAAAGACATTCACGAGACATGCCTGGTATAATTGAATATCGTTTTAATCAGTTACAGGAGATAGAAGCAGTACTTGAATATCTGAATATAGAACTTCGTAAAATAAAAACACAGAAGTATAAAAAGTTTCTAGAGCATTATAATCGTGCTCTAAGTAGCCGTGATGCTGACAAGTATGCTGAAGGCGAGCAAGATGTTATTGATCAGCAACATATCTGTAATGAGTTTGCTCTTATACGAAACAAGTATATGGGACTAATCAAAGCACTAGATGCTAAAGGTTTCCAGATTAACAACATTGTAAAATTAAGATCAGCAGGATTAGAAGATATTTCATTATGAGTAAAAAAACATGTGACGCATTTTTCTGTACAAAACAAACACCTAAGAAATATCGTTACTGTTATGACTGCGCCAAAAACAAAGGCTTAATTGGTAGTACCAACTGGATTGGTTGGCTAATATTAATTTTAATTTTAATGGCATTTTTTTAAAAAACCGGCTTGACAACCAAGACGTCTTACTGTATATTATAAGAGTAAGTTAATTGTTAAGAAGGTAGCTTTACATGAGAGGTCCTAAAACATGGCCGTCGGAAGTTATTAATACAAAAGGTCATTGGGCCGTTGATACTGAATGGACCAGAGTTGGTAGCAAAGGTGATGAATACACTATTAAACTAACAAATGCTGGATGGCAATGTGATTGTCCAGCATTTCGTAAATGTAAACATATCAAATCTATTGAGGAATTGTTTAACAATGATGTATAGTGTAATCGGCGGTACTAAAAAAGAACGACAACTGGTAACAGAAGCACTATGGTTTGCTAAAGATTACTGGTTGCCACGCCACCGTAAACTAGCAGTTGATGTAGAGATTGCGCCAGGATTGGCCGCTGAAGCAGACTGTTTAGAAGGCGATGATGATCGTGAGTATGAGATCCGTGTTCGCAAAGGTCTGAAAGCTGAAGACCTTATTACTGCTATCTTCCATGAGTTTGTACATATTAAACAAGCAGTACGTAAAGAGTTTCCCATGTTTGAACCTAGCGATATTCCTTACTTTGAACGTCCTTGGGAGATTGAAGCATATGCTGAACAAGAAAAAATGTTAAAAAAATACAAAAAAAGTTAAATTAGGTATTGACATCTTGGTCTAGAACTGCTAGACATTATGTATAAGTTAAGCAAACAGGAGTTAGCAAATGGCGTATGTATCACAAGAAACGAAAAAAGAATTAGCACCAGGCATCAAAGCAGTGCTAAAAAAGTATCGTATGAAAGCTAGCATTAGTGTTAACAATCACTCAACAATTTGTGTAAACATTAAGAGCGGTCCAATTGACTTTATTGGTGAAGCTAATAAAAAGAATATGGAGATCGCAGAACGCCGTGGTACACCATACTATGAAAATGATGGATACATTCAAGTAAACCCTTACTATCCTGAAACATATGGTGACGCTAGTGACTTTCTAGTAGAGCTAGTAGATGCTATGAAAGGCCAAAATTATTTTAACAATGATGACGCAATGACTGATTACTTTAGTCGTTCACACTACACTGATGTTAATGTTGGTAAGTGGAATAAACCATATACATTGGAGGTATAAGTTAATGAAACTATCAGATTTTAAAAAAATGGAAACACGTCCTGGATCTTTCCAGACAATACTACAGTTTGGAGACCAAATAGAACTGTCAGTTATTAGCGGAGACGGATCTTATTCCAGTATTGATGCTCCATATGAAATCGCAGTATTTCGCAACGGTGAGTTTACTCAGTTTCCAGGTATTACAGGCCCAGACGATGATGTTCGTGGACATCTAGTTGAACAGGATGTTGATTTGGTTATTAAGAAACTTGTTACTGTAACTAAAGCCGATCCTGTACAAGTATAAAGTAAACTAAAAACAATAGAATTAAGGTTCCTTAGCACAGCTGGATAGTGCAGCCGCCTTCTAAGCGGCAGGTCATAGGTTCGAATCCTATAGGGACCACCAGAATACACCTAGTGATGATAAATGGGGAATCTCAGCGCTCATAACGCTTCGTCGTAAGACCGAGTTGGTTCGATTCCAACCGCTAGGACCAATAATCTGTTACGCAGTGGTTTTAAGTTCGAATAGATAAATAACTATATGAACAAATGTAACCACTGCGAAGCAGACACAAACAACCCAAAGTTTTGTAGCAAATCTTGTGCTGCAAAATATAATAACAAAGGTGTTAGACGGCACGGCAAAGATCCTATTAAGTGTGTAGTATGTAATACAGAAACACGCAATAAGAAATTTTGTAGTAGTAAGTGTTCAGGCTCTGTTAGGAAAAAAGATCCTAAACTAATAGCCGCAAGTAATGCCGCAAGGCAAGCACGTTACAGAGCAAAGTATGGATATAATAGAGCATATGCCAAAGACGCCAATAAAGAAGTGATGAAGATGATATATGAGAATTGTCCAGTGGGACACGAAGTAGACCATATTATGCCATTGTCAAAAGGCGGACTACACCACGAAGATAATCTACAATATCTTACTGTAAAAGAAAATAGGAAAAAAGGTAATAGTACTCCTTAAGAGTACCAAAAGACGTGTTGGGTAGCACCAGCTAGTATGGGTTAGCAAATCCCATATGACGAGAAGTGATGTTGCAGTCACAACAAAAGGCTCGATGAAAGTATTCCGGCATGTGTTTGTCGTTAGCGTGGATAGGCGGAGCGAAAGCGTTGAGAACCTCCCACGCATACACAGAAATTAGATACTGCCCGCGTGATGGAATGGTAGACATAACAGACTTAAAATCTGTGGCCTTCAAGGCGTGTCGGTTCGAGTCCGACCGCGGGTACCAAAAATGGAAGTGAGACTTGGTAGTCAGAGGAGTCTTATAAGCTCTTTGCGCCAGATTAGCGCCTTTGAGGTGGTTCGAATCCACCCACTTCTACCAATTTAAACGACAGACGAATAGTTGACAGACACTAAATAAACTGTTATAATAAACAAGTAAGCAAAGACGTTTACAACGCTATTTAAGATTTAAGAAACTAAATGTTCCGACGTAGCTCAGCGGTAGAGCAGTTGACTGTTAATCAATTGGTCGTAGGTTCGATCCCTACCGTCGGAGCCAAAATAAGGAGAGTTGGCCGAGTGGCTTAAGGCACCCGATTACTAATCGGACGAACGTTAATAGCGTTCCGTGGGTTCGAATCCCACACTCTCTGCCATAATAAATAAGTACATGGTTAATAAATGTCCTGAATGTAAATTTGAATTGGATCATAATGATTTTTGTCCAATTTGTAGAGTAAAAAGATAACGCCGCAATAGATGGTTTAGTTTTGCTCAACTAATAGAGCAAATTTTGCTTAAAAGGATAAATACTTTTGAGCAAGGGAGACACCAATGTTTAAATGCGGTGAATGTAAAAAAGAATATGCTACCCAAAGAGCGTTGAACGCACATATGGTAGCACATAAAGAAGGAAGTAGATATAGCGTTAGCAGAGCAGGACCTATAAAAACATTTATATGTCTACACTGTGGAAATGAAAACAAATGGTCACACTCGACTAAGAATAAATTTTGTAATTTAGAGTGCCAACATAGTTTCCAACATAACGAACACATTCGTAGTTGGAAGGAAACAGGTAAACTAAGCAAAGGACCAGTTAAGCGTTACTTGGCAGAACAAGTAAGTGGATGCTGGGAGTGCGGAATTACTGAGTGGAACCAAAAGCCAATTGTGTTAGAATTAGAACACAAAGATGGCAATTCAGAAAATAACGCTGAAGATAATCTAAGTTTGTTATGTCCTAACTGTCATAGTCAGACATCAACATACAAGGGTAGAAATAAAGGAAACGGACGACATAGTAGAATGAAACGCTATTATGAAGGACAAAGTTTCTAAGCTGATGTGGCCCAATGGTAAGGCAACTGATTTGTAATCAGTAGATTGGGAGTTCGATCCTCTCCATCAGCACCATTAATATGCGCCTGTGGTGAAATTGGTAGGTAAAACAAATATGCGTTTGTCTACCAACTTAGATAAATAACTGTATGAACAATACAGATATACCATTAGGAAAACTTTGCGATAGCGGCTGTGGACAACAGGCACAGTATTTTAGTAAAGACACAGGAAGATATAGGTGTCTTAAAAGTGCTAACAGTTGTCCTGCTAATAAAGCAAAGAATAGCAAAGGCTTAAAGAAAGCCCACGCTGAAGGAAGAATACCCGTCTTTACAGACGAAATGCGTGAGAAATCACATATTAGTCATAGGCGCAAATTAGTAGAAGAGAAACCTTTTGAGGATCTTGGACACATATTGCGGAAAAAGATTGTACTGGAAGAACAAGACTACAAGTGCTTACATTGCAATTTAGATGAATGGATGGGGTTGCGTATAACATTAGAGTTGGATCATATCGATGGCAACAATAAAAATAATGTTAGAAGCAATTTAAGATGCCTTTGCCCTAACTGCCATAGTATTACAGATACTTGGAAAGTAGGAAATATCAAAGGCAAAAACACAAGGAAGCGTAGCGATGAAGAAATCATCGCTGCCTTTAAGAAGTGTAGTAGTATGAATGCTACATTAAAGGAATTAGGTTATAACTGGGGTAGTGCTGGTACTGTAAAAAAAGTACTATTCCAATATAAACTAATAGAAAGTATTTAGGTATGCGGGTGTGGCGAAATTGGTAACCGCATCACGTTTAGGTCGTGACGCCGCAAGGCTTGGGGGTTCGAGTCCCTTCACCCGTACCAAATATAAAGGTGCTTTACGGCGTGGGGGTTCAAGTCCCTCCAGGCGCACCATATAAAGGGTTTTGTTCCCCTTGTAAAACAATTGAGCAAATGGTGCCCAGGATGTCCTAAGCAGGACCCAAAACTGCTTACACTAATTCGTCAATGCGGGTTTGCTAACAGTAACAGACACTACAGGCGTCATGTCAACTACTGCGGTAAGGTTCGACTCCTTAATTGACACCAAGACAATGGAAAGTAGATCAATTGGTAGATCATTTGTTTTTGGTACAAAAGGTTGAAGGTTCGAGTCCTTCCTTTCCAGCCAAAGTTATAAAAATATAAAGGAAAAATAAAATGGATATTATTTTAATTGCAGTAATCCTCTCGGGCCTAGTAGGTTACTGGGCAAACAACTGGGGGCGCAATGGCTGGCTTTGGTTTGCTGCTTCGTTACTAGTATCATCACTAATCACAGCAATTGTGTTGTTCTTTATGGGCAGAGATGGTGCCGCAAAAGAAGAAAAAGAAGCACAAGAGATTGAAGCAGAAGCACAGAAATCTGCTGCTATCGAGAAACGTAAATCAGAATTAATGAAGGATAAAAAATGAAAGAACAATTAGTAAAAGCCGCACGTATGCATGCCGAAGGCGAGTTAGAACGTGCTAAAACAAACGTCATGGTTTACATGAACAATGCCACAGGTATTGGTGAGCATAGTGACATTGTAGAAGCTATCCAAGAAGAACTTGATAAAATGGCTGCGGCTCATGACCGTATGGAAATGCTAACTAAATACTTTCCATAATGTACAGCATAGAAATGGACCATGATGAAATTGTAATTACAATCATGGACGACACTGGCAGTGAATCCGATATCATTATCAATAGTTTTGATGATATAGTATACATTAGGCAATTTGAAGATGATAATCCCCGCCCACAGTCAATAGCAATGACACCAAAGATGTGGGAAGAACTTATCACCGCGATAGATAGTCCAGAAGGCTTCTTTAAAACAGTCAATAGGAACAAAAAATGACATCTAAGACTTTAATCTTTACTATTGGATTAACTGACGCCGTCGATAATAATAATGAATGGGGTGTGCATGCCGAGCATAAAATGGAAAAAGGGCACCAATTATACAATTTGTATAAGCAGAATCCAGAAGTAGAAAAAGCATCTATTTCCTGGAAACTGAATATGAATAATCCACTAATTGCTAAACTGATTTACCAATGGGAAGAAACAATTAGAAAACCACACCTTAAAATGGTGACTACACAACATACTGATTTCCATTATAACAAAGAATATTTAAATATGTTCTTGGATTTAGCACATATTCCATTACTGCCTGGCAGTGATAATATATCAATGACTAATAAAGAGCTAATGGATTATGATCTGACCCTAGCACAAAATGTTACATGGGGAGCATTAAAAATAAATGTAGATCGAATATATGATTTTAATAATGCAGAGCTCCAATCATTCTCTCGACAAATTGATGAAGTACATACAACTGAAAAATTTATTGTTGATTCATATGATGTCGTTAGTAACAAAATACTAGATATACCATTAAGTTTTAGTTTTAACCTAGAATTATCTCAAATGAAAAGGAAAAAACCATCACTGTCATTCAGTGACTTAATGCATCACCAACAATCAATTTTTACCAAGTATGAATCAGAACTAAGTGATTTAGGATATGATAAAGAACTATATACAAAATTACTTACTAGTGAAGTAATAGTAATTGGCGAACCAAATGATTCTCCTGCAACTCGTTACGAAACTTTTTCTAAATATCCAACAGTGTGTCGTACTAGCTTAACCAAAGAGGAATAACAATGAAAATTTTAAAAACATTTAAGAAAGAAGACAAATCAGCTGTAATTAGTATTAGTAAAGAAGTGTTAACTTGTGCCTTTTATGAAAGCGAAACTCGTATTGGGGAGATTGAATATCCCAACAATACTTTCAGACACGTAGAAGATGCTGCTGAAAACTGGACCACTGGTATTTTGAAATTAGAAACTATTCAACAATATGGAAAAGTTGCTTAAATTAATTCAAATTATTTTATAACCTATTGAAAACAAAGAAAACCTTTGTTCTGTTTTCTGTTGACTTACTGATCTAGAACTGCTAGAACATGCATATAAGTTAAACAAAAGCAAGGAATACAAAATGGTAATGTTAAACACAGCAATTCAAGCAATTCAAAACAGTGACCGTAATGAGCTAAATCAGATCATTGCAGCAGTTAAACTGCGTCAAACATTCCTTGCTCGCCAAGCATCACGTTCGTTTATGGTAGGTGACATTGTATCATTTACAGGACGCCGTAATGCTACAGTAACAGGGCGTGTTACAAAAGTTAACCAAAAGACTGTAGTTGTTCTTGACAACAACTCGTCTACACAGTGGAAAGTTACAGCATCAATGTTGACGCCACTTAGCATAGGAGTGTAATCAGATGTGGGCAATCGAAGCAAGAAATTTTGGTGAGAAAAAAGATTACTTTTACCAGTCTGGATTGACAATGAAAGAAGCTCACCGTATGATCGCAAAAATGTCCAACAGTGGCAATTGGGCTAGCTGTCGTGCTTGGGATAAAGTTGCTGAGTGGAAGCAAGAAGAAGCTAACGAACGTATCCGTAAATTTGGTGGAAAGTTGTCAGTATGAAAAAGCCAGAAACAGTTTATAATGTAGACCAAGTCTTGCAGTTATCTGTATATGTGGACGATCAGCAAGGTTTTATTAAAAGCGGGTTTGGCTTTTACGATAGCGATCGTGGTCAAGAAACCAAAGACAATAAAACTGCGATATTCCATTACATGAATGGCGCAGTTGACATGCCAGCTATTACTGAAGATCAAAAAGAACGTGCTAACAGTATCCGTGAATACTTTAAGGGTACACTAGTAGCAAAGAAGCTCATGGGCACACTTAATAGTTTTGAAGATGGTGTTATAAAATCTATTGGTAATAACGAAACTAATAGTTTTGGTGTTAGTGTTATTGCTAGTTTGCCCAACAGTTTGCGTATTAGCAAAAAGCGTGATGATCTAGACGATTGGTTCGATAACCTACGTGATAAAAGTGAGTTTATTGGCAAACGTGGTGAGCGCCTCCGCTTTGGAGCATATGTACGTGATGTAAAATTTATTGCCAAATATGGTATTCACTTAGTAACTTGTGTTGATAAAAATGAAAACATTGTGAAGTTCTTCTTTAATAAAGAACCTGATATCGCAGGTTTGCTTGAAGGCCGTAATGTTACACTTACTGGTAAAGTTAAACAACATGATGTTAGCAAGTTTAGTCAGTGTAAAGAAACTGTAATTAATTATGTAAGAGTAGAAGAAAGTACTTGACATCTTGAATAACTGGTGTTATTATGAATATATAAACAGAGCAAATGGAGTGAGAAACAGATGCAACAAGTAATAGTACATAACGGATCATACCGCAATATGCCAGTAACTGACAAAGTCTTTAAAATGACTAAAGAATTTAAGGACGGCGCAACTGGACCTTATATTACAGTATGTGGTAAAGAGCATAGTAATATGCCAGATCGTAATGTCCGTATTAATGTAAAAGGAACAACTTGCTTTTCATTAATGACAAATGGTGAGGTAGAAGCACCAGAAAAAACTGAAACAGACGCAGAGATAATTGAACGCCTGCGTGAACGTTTTCAAGTATTAGAAGATATGACATACGCATCATGTGATGGTGTTGTCCGTGGTATGGTTGTTACTGGTCCTCCAGGTGTAGGTAAATCCTACGGTGTAGAGAAGGTAATGAATGAAGCGGAAATGATGAACAAAATGGGCGGAGGTACCACAGGTACTGGACGCAAATATGGAATGGAAAAAGGTGCCGCAAGTGCCATTGGTTTGTACAAGCTACTATTTGAATATGCCAACGAAGGCAGTGTGCTTGTACTAGATGACTGTGATAGTGTATTGTACGACGAGACATCACTTAACTTGCTTAAAGCAGCACTAGACAGTAGCCCAAAGCGGTTCCTAAGCTGGCGTAGTGAAAGCCGTGTGCTTCACAACGAAGGCATTCCAGACAAATTCGAGTTTAAAGGTTCGATTATCTTTATTACTAACCTCAAGTTTGAAAAGACACGTGGTAAGATTAAAGATCACCTAGACGCTATTATGTCACGGTGTCACTATTTGGACCTTACACTGGATACAATGCACGAAAAGTGGTTGCGTTGTAAGCAGATCGTCAGTGACGGTATGCTAACCGAATATAACTTTGGTGAAACTGAACAATCAGATTTGCTGGATTATATACACGAAAACCGTAACAAGCTACGTGAAATGAGCTTGCGTATGGTGCTAAAGATCGCCGATCTCAAGAAGATGAACGGTGACAAATGGAAGCGGTACGTAGAAATGACTTGTATGCGCCGTAACTCCTAATAGACAGTACAATAGTGGACCTCCTCTGTCTGCGTCACTCTCACTCAACACTATTGTGCAAACTGGGGCTCGGTAAGACATCTTACCGAGCCTTCCTTATTATAAGTATTATTGACAACCCCCAATAGATAGTGTAGTATATCAAATATGAAATGTAAAATTATTCTCAAAGACGAAGTCAACTGCAAAATTTCAGGATTGGACTTACAAACTCGTCGTAAATGTGAACAGAAATTAAAGTTTATGTTACCATACGCTAGACATGTTCCTGCTTATAAACTAGGACGTTGGGATGGTTGTGTTGGTTACTTTACTATGGGTGGCAACACATTTGTAAATGCGCTGAGTCATATTATTCCAATTCTTCAAGAACAGCGATATGATTTTGATATAGAAGACAATCGTAAGAGTTGGGATCTAAAGTTTTCAGAAATAACTGAAGATCATTTTAGTGATAGAGCATGGCCAGAAAAACATCCTGCCGCAGGACAACCTGTTGTACTACGTGATTATCAAGTTGCGATTATAAACAAGTTTATATCCAATACACAAAGTATTCAAGAGATTGCCACAGGCGCAGGTAAAACACTAATGACAGCCGTGCTTAGTAATCTAATTGAGCCTTATGGCCGTAGTATCGTTATTGTACCAAACAAAGATTTGGTTAACCAAACAGAAGCAGACTACATTAACTTAGGATTAGATGTGGGTGTATACTTTGGTGACCGTAAAGACTTTGGTAAAACACACACCATTTGTACTTGGCAAAGTTTAAACATTATGGAAAAACGTTTCCGTGATGGTGACCAAGACTGGGGACTAGACGATTTTGCTGAAGACGTAGTATGTATTATGGTAGACGAAGTACACCAAGCAAAAGCAGATGTACTTAAAAAACTACTAACAGGCTCATTCCGTAATGTGCCAATACGTTGGGGGCTAACAGGAACAATACCCAAAGCTGATTACGAACGACTAAGTTTAGAAGTAAGTTTAGGAGAAGTTGTGCATCAGTTAGCCGCAAGTGACTTACAGGAGCAAGGTGTACTGGCACAGTGTAATGTTAACGTACTACAGTTACAAGACACTGTTAGCTATGGAAACTATCAAAGCGAATTAACTTACTTGACAACTGACAAAAATCGTTTAGACTACTTAGGAGACCTTATAGCAAACTTAGCTAAGTCAGGCAATACACTTGTATTGGTTGACAGAATTAAAGCAGGTGAAGGATTGCTGGAACGACTGGGTGAAGATGTTGTGTTTATTAGTGGCAGTATGAAGTCTAAAGATAGGAAAGATGAATATGATGAAGTTAGTGAAGCAGATAATAAAGTTATCATCGCAACCTATGGTGTGGCTGCCGTGGGTATTAATATTCCTCGTATTTTTAACTTGGTTCTTTTGGAGCCTGGCAAGTCCTTTGTAAGAGTAATCCAAAGTATTGGACGTGGTATACGTAAAGCACAAGATAAAGACAGTGTTCAGATATGGGACATAACTAGTAGTGCTAAGTTTAGTAAACGCCACTTAACTGAACGCAAGAGGTTTTATAAAGAAGCAAATTATCCGTTTAGGGTAGAGAAAGTCAATTTTAAATGAAAGTATTAACAGTAGAGAATCAAAGTTATGATTTAGATTACGTACCAGAAGAAATAGAAGATATACGTTATTGTGTATTAGATTACAGCGACAAGGATAACGCAGATTACATATTTGTACCATTAGTATTTTTGGAAAGTTTTAGTTCTCCTGCGGCGGTGTTAAAAATAGGAAAGCATACAGTTAATGTACCACTAGACTGGAGTTTAATTGTATGTGATCCAATGGTAGGCGAGCCAGAAGTATTGCCTATCACAAGTTTAAATGATCGTGGATTTCAAGCATTTTCGATTAATCCAATTAGTGGATTTATGCCTGAGTTCAACGAAGTAGAAATAGTAAACATTTATCAAGATATGAAATGGTATTTTCCTAAATTAAAATATGGGCATATACTAGCAGTACCACTTGAAGATAAAGAAAAACCAATGTGTGCTTATTTCGTAAAAGAGACTAATAAAATACCTGATGTACTGAGTACTGATGATTTATGGTAATTTCAAAAGGAGAATAAAATGACACTACACGAACAAATTGTAGAAGCATATGACGCATATGTAAACGAACACGAAATCTGGGAAGGCAAAAGCACTAAAGCGGCGGCTGGTAGAGCTCGTAAAGCACTGGGAGAACTAGGCAAACTAACTAAGACTCGTCGTGCTGAGATCCAAGAACGTAAGAACTCAATGTAATGAGTGGGCAAAGACGCTGGCTTAAAGTTTGGAGTAGAACAGTTGGCATGCCAGCTGGGCTTAATGACGACGATAAGCCAGAGTTTTTGCCTCTACGACATAACGATGTTATTAAAGCATTATGGTTCAGAACGTTCTGGATTGTCTTGCATATTGTAACATGTTGTGCTATTATAGCTGGTAACGGAAGGACACTTGGTATATGGTAGGTAAACTTAGCATTGCTAGCGAAATGAAAGCAATTGATACTAAAGATCGTAACTGGTATAAAACACTTGATGATGAAGAACGTACAAAGTACGACAAACAAATGTGGATACAGCAGCGTTGGGCCAGTAGTGTTCAAGGCAGTAACGCAGTACAGTATCTAATCCTAGTTAATGACTATTCAAATGTTAACTTTAATCTACTAGCTAAACACCCAGAGCTACAGCTACAGTCTTTACAAATTGCTGGTGTAGGTAAAACACAAAAACATGATTGGATGCCTCCTGGTAAAAAAGGTAAAAAGAATAAACTAGCTGAATGGCTAGTAGCACAGTATCCAGAATGTAATGATGATGAACTTATGATTTTAGCAGTAACAGGTGACAAAAAAGAGTTTTGTGATATGATGGAACAACAAGGAATGAAACCCAAGGAAATAAAAGAGTTATTAAAATGAAGTGCGAGTATTGTGGCAAAGTTTTTAAGCGTGAAAGCACACTTATGTCACATATCTGTGAAAAGAAACGGCGATGGTTACAAAAAGAGTTTCCTGAAACTATAGCTGGCTTTGTGGCATTTGATTTATTCTATCGTCTAGGTATGCAAAGTAAACCAAGAGAGTATTCACAGTTTGTTGACAGTCAGTATTTTAGTGCGTTTGTAAAGTTTGGTAGTTATTGTATTAATACTCGTGTCATTGATGCTGAAGCATATACACGATGGTTAGTACGTAAACAAGCAAAGCTCAAGGACTGGGCAACTGACCGTATGTATATGCTGTTTATTAGAGAACATCTAAAAAAAGAAACAGTTGATAGAGCATTGGAAAGATTTGTAGAACACGCAAGTAAGACGTCTTACTTTGATACGTTCTGGGAAAGTGCTGGTGGTTATGTTATAGCAGATTGGGCAGAGAGTGGTAAAATATCTCCCTGGATTATTATTTGTAGTAAACGAGCACAATCAGCATTAAACAATATGAATGAAGAATGCTTTAATCGTGTAGCAAACAGTATTGATGCTAGCCATTGGGGTAGAAAAACACAACAACAACCACAAGACGTGCAGTGGGTTAAAACAATTATAGACGGAGATAGTAATGCGTAAAATGTACAATAGTGTAATAGAGTTTTTTAAAGATAGTTATAAGTTTTCGCCGTTTGCGTTTTACTGTGAACTAATAGAGGCTGTAATGCTAATTAGTGCTAGTGCGGTGTTAACATACACAGTATTAGATCCAGCAACTAAGATCTTTATTCCTATGTATTTGGTAGGCAGTATACTTGGTGTAATCAGCACATGGATTAGACGAGCAGGCTTTGCTATTGTACTAACAGTATGGTTTGTTGTAATGAATAGTATCGCTATGGTACAGTTATTTTGGTTGGGATAAAGTATGCCAGATATTGATTTAGACTTTGCTGATAGAAAACTAGCATTAAAGTTAGTACGTCATGTACCAGCAAGGATAAAAAGCAAGAAGCATAATACAGGTGTATATACACATCGTGTACCAGTAGATCCATTAAATGGCTATTGTACACTGGATCATAAAATGGCAGATGAAAAGGGCTTCTTTAAATTAGATGTACTAAATGTTAGTATATACAAAGATGTAAGAGATAACGATCATCTAGAACAACTCATGAATAAAGAGCCAATGTGGCAATTACTAGAGCATACAGACTTTGTTGATAAAGTTTTTCATCTTTCAGGACATGATAAACTGCTAAAACAATTACGTCCTAGTACACTAGAACAACTAGCGGCAACATTGGCAATTATACGTCCAGCTAAACGGCATTTGGCAAATCAAAGCTGGCAAAGAATACTACAAGAAGTCTGGACCAAGCCAGCTGGTAACGAATACTACTTTAAGAAAAGTCACGCTCATTCATACGCAATGGCGTGCATAGTACATATTAACTTGATATGTGAACAATTGGGATATTAACATGAATAGAGATAATTTTTTACACGATTTAGATCATATAGGATTCACAGTTCAGCGTGATGCTTTTGATATAGAAAAGATAAACGAACTTAATAACTTTGCTGAAACAATAAGACCCGAACGTGGCCATACCAAAGATAAAAAATGGGTTGGATGGAATCAAGTAAACGATATTGAAAATCCCAAGACTGATATTGATTGGGCGTATTACTGGACTGAACAAGTTCAACATCCAATAATCAATGAAATGAAAAATACACTAGGACAATACGCAGACGCAGCATTTGGTGAACATAATTGGGTATGGCATGTACAAGATTTTATTGTATTACATCCAGGTATGAACTTTTATCGTCCACATATTGATACACCTTATAGATTTCCAGAATTTCGATATAATCAAGAATTATTGGGTCTACAGTTTATGGTGATGATGTGTGATTTTAATGAACACAACGGAGCAACGGGATACGTTCCCGGAACTCACAAATACATGTTCGATCCAAAAAGCATTCAAGACGATAAAAGCTGGGATACATTCTATGCCGACAACTATCAACAATACACAGCAAACGCTGGTAGTTTTGTAGCGTGGCATCCGAGGTTGCTACATAGTACTATGCCTAATAAAAGTAATGAAATTAGACGAGCATTATTACTACATGCGGCAGAAAAAACAACCAGTCGTAGACTAAGTGTAATTGATCCGCAAGTAAACAGTAATCTTAGAACTAGTTAACTTTACGTACTAACTGAATATTACGGCGTTTAACTCGTTTCTGGCAGATATCACTTAGGCTAATAGTTGGACCATGTACTACTTGAAAGTCTTTAAGACTAAATGTAACCAATGATGATCTATATTTGCTCCACTGACTTTTAAAAATAATGTTAATAGGGATCATTCTATTTGTTCCCCACCACCATTCTTCGCCTAGTTCAATAAATTCTTCTTTGTGTTTATCATTTTTGATATTATCAAAACAATACATACTGGCCATCTGATGGTCCTGATTTTGCATTATTCCAACGTACTCGTTACCACCATACAGAACCAAGGTTAAGAATGGAAAGTCTTCTAGTAGTTTTTGATATTTGTTTGGTATATGTGTCATTGTTATTATTACTTATCACTATAAATAGTAGTGGAGATCCGAAACATGAATTATCAAAGCAAAGCATATAGTTACAACCAACGAAGCGAAATTGTCATACCAAATCGTAGAGGCACAACGTACTATGGTTCACAAAATCATAAGCCGTTAATTGCTTATGAAGGTGTTACTAATGATTTTGAGTTCTTTGTTATTGATAACAGCCGTAAAAGTATTAGTTTAGCTAATAAGAGTTTTATAGCAACTATAGTTAACAGAACAACTAAGGTTGCTATTATAACTAAAACTCTTGTTACACTTGATACTGATACTGGAAGCGTTTTGATGCGCTTAACTGAATCTGATCTAGGTAAATTATCTCCTGCGTTATATGATGTTACCATTACTTATACCGATAGTGAAGCACTAGTATTTGGACTGTATAGTGACCAAAACGCTCGTTTAACTTATGTATTAGAAGTAAAGGCTAATCCAGCTGGTACCATTAAAACTAGTTTGATTTATGACGGGTTTAGTGGATCTCAAGACAAATCAGACCGCTTTGCTAGTACAGCTCAAAGTCAGAATAGTGACGGAACAAATACTGTTGTAGCGTATACTACTAACTTTAGTGGTATGTTTTATGCGCAAGGATCACTAGAGCAAGATCCAACATCTGGTACTGATTGGTTCCAAATACAACTTAACCCTGGTGACGCCGAAGATGGCTGGAAGTTTACAAACTTTACTGGACTAGAACCGTTTACATTTGATGGTATGTTCATGTGGGTGCGTTTTACTTACATTTCTGACGCTGGTAACCAAGGAACACTTGACAAAGTGCTATTTAGAAGTTAAACTGCATATATGATAGTTTTAGATTTTGTACGCCAGAGCATTCCTGGTGGCTGGAAACAGTCCCCAAGTGGATGGACAAGTGGTAATTGTCCAATGTGCCATACTCGTGGACACAGTAGAGATACTCGTGGACGTGGCGGACTAATGTTCCAGGACGATAAAGTTCAATACAACTGTTTTAACTGTAATTACAAAACAGGTTGGAGCCCTGGTAAACGTATTAACACAATGTTATCTGATTTACTAGTAGCGTTTGGTGCTGACCCAGCACAAATACAACGAGTTAATTTTGAACTGCTTAAAGAGAACGAAAAAGATCAAGTAGCACAACAGTTTATTTCAACTACTGAACGTAAAGAAAAAGCTAAAATTACATGGCAACCCATGGAATTGCCAACTAACGCAACTACTTTTGATAAATGGGATACTGATACACTAACTCCAAGACAACTAGAAAGTTTTATAAACGCAGTACAGTATGTTGAAGAGCGTGGAATGAGCTTCTATGATGGTTGGCAGTGGACACCAGAAAGCCATTTCAGAAATCGTATCATATTGCCGTTTTACTATAAAGGAAAAATAGTAGGGTATACAGCACGTTGGGTAGGAAAAACTCCTGACAAAGCTACACCAAAATACTATCATCAGATGCCTAAACACTTTGTTTATAATATAGATAAACAACGTACACATAAGTATACGATCGTTACAGAAGGTCAAATGGACGCACTATTAGTAAATGGCATTGCTACTAGCGGTAATACACCAAGTAACGTACAGTGTGATATTATTGATGATCTAAAAAAAGAAGTTATAGTTGTGCCAGACGCAGATAAAGCAGGCATGGACTTGGTTAAAACAGCAATCCGTAGAGGATGGAACGTAAGTTTTCCCCCTTGGGAAGACTGTAAAGATGCGGCAGATGCTGCTGTAAAATATGGTAGATTATTTACAGTGAGGAGTATTTTAGACAGTGCTGAGAGTAATTCAACAAAAATACAACTACTAGCAAAGGGATACTGTAGGTAATATGTTTAAACCAATAAGTGCTTATAGTGATTTACAAAGTTATTGGACTAAGCATTTTGCTTGGACACCAACACGTAGTGATCATAGCGGAAAGTTTATTTGGTTGACAAATTACTGGGAATACGCTATAACTATGGATATGAATGGCGCAGTACCACGCAAAGGTGATGCTTGGCGAATGATCTACACTCGAGAGGAATATATATTGAAGAAGTTAACAAATAATGAGTGAAGAGTACACAGAAGATTTACAAAAGTTATATCTAGAGTTTTTACTTGCTGACAAAGATTTGTTTGTACGCTGTAATGCGATTACAAATAGCAAATACTTTGTTCGTAAGTATCAGCCTGTTATGGACTTTATACAAGAACATGTTGAAGGTTATAATGACTTACCAACACATGAACAAATTAAAGCTAAAGTAAGAATTGAATTTGACGATGTAAGAGCAAAGATTACTGATGACCATAAAAAATGGTTTATGGATGAATACGAAAAGTTTTGTAGACACAAAGCACTTGAAGGTGCTATCTTGGAAAGTGCTGATAAATTAGAACGGCATGAGTACGGAAGTGTTGAGCAACTGATTAAAGATGCTGTTGGTATTGGCCTAGCAAAAGACTTTGGACTTAACTACTGGGATGATCCAGCAGGACGTATACAAGCAATTAAAGACAATCGTGGACAAAATAGTACTGGTTGGGAGAGCTTGGACAAAGTATTGTATGGTGGATTTAATCCAGGCGAACTAAACATCTTTGCTGGTGGTAGTGGTAGTGGTAAAAGTTTGTTTATGCAAAACATGGCACTCAACTGGAGTTTGGCTGGCAAGAATGTAGTGTATGTTAGTTTAGAGCTTAGTGAAGAACTATGTAGTATGCGTATTGATGCTATGGTTACAAACCAGAGTACTAAAGATGTTATGCGTAATGCTGATGATACAGCACTTAAAGTTAGAATGGCTAGTAAAAAAGCAGGCGTACTACAAATGATACAAATGCCAAATGGTGCCACAGTTAATGATATTAAGGCATATATTAAAGAATATCAGATTCAAAACGACATTAAAATTGATGGATTGTTTGTAGACTATTTGGATCTTATGATGCCTGTTAGTGTTAAAGTTAATCCAAGCGATCAGTTTATTAAAGACAAGTATGTAAGTGAAGAACTACGTAACTTGGCTATTGAGCTTAACATATTGTTTGTTACAGCCTCACAGTTGAATCGTGGTGCTGTTGATGAAGTAGAGTTTGACCACAGTCACATTGCTGGTGGTATTAGTAAGATTAATACAGCAGACAACCTAATCGGTATCTTTAGCTCAAGAGCAATGCGTGAGCGTGGTAGAGTACAGATCCAGTTTATGAAAACACGTAGTAGTAGTGGTGTTGGGTCTAAACTAGACTTGGGCTATGATATGAATACACTTAGAATTACAGACTTGGATGAAGATGAACAAGGCGAAGCTGGACAAGTGGCAAGTATCTATCAGAGCTTAAAGAATAAAGCAACTGTTAGTCCTGCTGGTACTGAGTCAGCACAACCTGATAATACCGCAGTGGAAAACGCCGCAAGATTACAAAATTTACTTAAACGAAGGGAATAGTTGTTAAAACATTGATGCCGTTGACCTTATGTGTTGTCTATAATATGATGTACGAACAACGGGCGAAGATATTAGCCTGAATTGCTGCCCGCATCCCATAGTTGGTATTAATTCTTATTGCCTATGGATCCTAAGTTCACGATCAGGAAATGCAAAGTTGCCATAAGTACTATCCACCAATGTTTTAACAACAATATTTATAAATAGTATTGATATGAAACGTAAAACGAGATCTATTTTAGAAGAAATTAATTCGATGTCACCAAAGCGTGATAGACGGCAACTTGTTGAAGCAAATGCCGCTCAGGTAATTGCTACGGCAATTAACCTAATTGAATTAATTAATGAAACATTTGATGACGAAACTGCTGCAGACTTGAATAAAAGATTAATTAATTCAATTCGCACAAAGGATCCTCGGAAGTTTAAAAGAGGAGTATCAAAGCTGTGAAGATTAAAGACATACTAGGCGGAATGAGCAAACGCAAAATCCGTCGTGGAAGCCGTATTAAAAGATTAAGACAAGAAGATTTACATCTTAGAGAAGGTGGCAATGTATTTCCTGACAGCGTAGGATTTGATCACAAACTAATACCTGGCATTATGAAATCAATTAATTCAGTACTGGCAAAAACTGGCAGTACTGCTATACCAATTGGTAGTGGAGCAACTCCAACACCTGGTAAAGTAAGCGGCGACTTGGATATGATTGTAGACGTTAATCAACTGAAACAACATTTTAATATGGAAGACGCTAAAGATGGTGATATCCGTAAAAAACTACGTCAAGTATTTGACTTAGCAGGATTTAACACAGGGCAAAGTGGCACTAGTGTACACGTAGAAGTTCCAATTGGTGATAATACACACCAAGTAGATGTTATGGTAGTACCAAATGCTGGCAATGCGGCAAAGTTTCATACACACAGTATTCCACAAGGTTCAAAGTGGAAAGGTGTAAACAAGCAAATAGCATTGGCTAATTTAGCTAGAAAACAAAACTTATTGTGGTCAAACTTCCAAGGTCTATTTAAAAGACTGGAAAATGGTAAAAAAGACCCAAATGGATTAATTACAGATAACATTGATAAAATCGCACAGATATTATTAGGCCCTAATGCCACAGGAAAAGACATGGGCAGCGTTGAGAGTATTATGGCAGCGTTGGGTAAAGAAGCAGGTGATGCACTACTGGTAGATTTAAGAAATGATCCTAACTGGAAAGAACTAGAATGAAAGCCCGTCAATTTTTAGCAGAAGCAGCCAAGGTAGGGCGTGAATATCAACACCTCGAAGACCTTGTGTTTGCTGAAGGCAGTGCCGGCGCCCTACGAGCGGCGAGTATATTACAAAGGCTCGGACAAGATTCAAATGATGTAGCTATTAAATGGGACGGGAACCCTACTATCTATTGGGGAAGAGAAGCAGACGGAACGTTTGTACTAACTGGTAAAAATGGTTGGGGTAAAAATAAAAGTACTAGCAGTGATGATCTAAAATCATTTGTTATGAGTACTGGTAAAGGCGAAGACTGGCGACAGGAATTTGCTAATAACATGGGCGATGTATTTGACATCATGCAGCGTAACACACCAAATGATCTACGTGGCTTTATATATGGTGACTTATTGTACTCACCAAGCAAACCATACGTATCAAACAACGACTCATATCAGTTTGAACCAAATAGTGTTCTATATACTGTAGATGCTAATAGTGATCTTGGCAAGAGAGTTGGCGCAAGTAGTATTGGTATTGCGGCGCACAGTATATACGGAGAGTTTGGTGACAAAACTGGCACTCCTATTAAAGATACAAAAAGAATTAATACTAATGAAGTGGTAGTTATGGGACAAACATACGTACCGCATCAAGCTAGTGTAGATACTAGTTCAGTAGAAGCCATTATAAAAGCAACTAATGCTAATGCTCAAGCAATTGATAACTGGTTAACACCTGAACAAGGGCTTAGTAACAAAGGTAATATCATTTATACATACGTAAATCAAATGGTAAAACAAGGTAAATTAAAGCAATTACAAAGTGGTTTTTTCGATTGGTTAAAAACTAGTAAAGTAAGTGCTGGGCAACAAGCAAAGTTAATGGCAGGAGATTCCAATGGACTGTCAGCAATTTTAGGCTTAGTTGTACAAATTATGACAGTAAAAAATAATATTATTGATCAGCTAGACAATGCTCCAGCTGATGTAACAGCAACTACAAAAGGTGAAAGTGGTGGCGAAGGTTATGTAGTAGGTAGAGATAAGATTAAACTTGTGCCAAGACATCGCTGGACACCAAACTTATAAATACTAGCATGGAAAAACAATATACAGCAAAGCAATGGTCAGAAATTGAAGGCGGACATACTATGAGCGAAAATAGTAAACCTGAATTTGGGTTTATTAACGATCTTAATGAAGCCAGTAAAATGTACAGAACTCGTCAACAACTTGAAACAGTTGATTTGAGAAATACACTAGACTTTGCGTTTATGAATTTAATAACAATGCACATAATGTCACAAAATCCAAGTACTAAACTAATAGCGCAAGATTATGCTAAAAGAACACTTGCTGGTGGTGGTAACTTTAAAAATTATCGCAGAGATGGAAATGATCTTTATCACGCACTTCATAAAATATCAACTAAAACTGGTATTGATGCCAATGAAAAAGGTTTAGCATCTAAAGTTAGTATACCAGATCAACAATTAAAAACATATTTGAGATCTATAGCTGTTGGACAAGATTCCAAACAAGCTAGTGGATTATTCATGCGTCTTGAACGTAACTTTGACATCAAAGAAGCTAACTATAAGTCTTTAAGACGAATGGCAACTAACTGGCAAGGATTACAGGCAGGACAAAAACAATTATCAGCAACTAGAATAATTCAATATTATAGAGCTAATGCTATACGCAGTGAATTATATGAACCATTTAAACAATTTAGTAAAGCAGGTGGATTAATTAATCCAGATATTTCTAGCGCAGAGCCAAAAATTACTGCTAGAAAAATTGCCAGAAAAGCAGCCATTGGTACTGCGGCGTTTGCTGGTGGGTTTGCTGGTGGTAGAGCATTTGGTAGAAGTCTAGTTTAAGGTGTCATTTGATACAACAATACATAGCTTACACGTTAGTTGATATTACAAATAATCGTAATACTAAGAATACTTCAGCGTATAATCAAAAACAAAATCTTAATACATTTATACAACTAGCTGGCATGAGAAGCCAGCCAATATCTATCGCAGTTAAGTGTCTTAAAGCACAAGATGTAGTTGATTACCGCTTCGGATCAGCACATAAAGGACTACATCATGTGTGGAAAATTGAATTTGCAGTAGAGCATGCCGACGTTTATATGTTAAATGATAATCCAGTACATTTCTTAGAAAACGATTTTGATGGTGTAGCATTTACGCCTTATTTGACAGAAACCGCAAACTTTATCACTAATACATTTGAGACTTATGATGAAAAACTATTAAACATATACTTTAAGAAAATGTAGTCATCAATAAATAGTATTAACAAATAAAGACGGAGTTCGCCACAAGCCTCCGATATCAAAAAGGCTACATAAAAGGACGGCTGTTAACAAGGCACAACGATGTGCTGAAGACACAGTTGAGATAAGTTATGTCTATAGGAACGATTGGGGCAACCCAGTTAGAGAAACAGAATTTAGAAGCGCATGTTGACCTGTGCGCTGAGAGGTATCGTGTGTTAGAAGAGAAAGTCAACAATATTGATACCCGTCTCAATAATATTGAGAAGAGTGTTGCTCAAATGCGCGAAGAAGGCATCCGTGAATTATCTAAAATGCGTGAAGAAATGATTAAAGCAAACGCCACAACAAATAAAATAATGATGGGAACAGGCGGTACAGTTCTTGCTGGTGTACTAACATTACTAGCAACATTATTAATGTCATAAAAATCTAATAAATAACTATATGAACTTAAATGAACTCACATCAGAAGAACCTGTTGTCGAAGCACAGTTAGTCTGGGCTCGCAAAGGTAATAAAATTGTTAGAAAATTTCGCTGTAGCGTAGGACAGCGACAAGGCAGAGTGGTGAGTGATCCATCACAATGTGCTAAACCTATTGATCTAAAGAAAAGAATGACCTTGCGCAAAACTAAAGCAAAAATGGGTGCTAGAATAGCTAAAAAAGCACAGCGTACTAAACGTATGAATCCAGCAAGTAAAGCAATACAAAGGCTAAACAAGGTAAAGTAACATGAAGATATTTGATATTATCACTGAAGACAAAAAAACATGGATGAAGGACGGTGTTGAAATGTGCAGCAAAGACTGTTGTGGACAACCTGTTACTGAATGTGAATGTGGTCCAGAATGTAAACATTGTGACTGTTACAAAGTTAATGAAGCATATGGTTTAGCTCAGGGTAGATCGAGTGCGGGTAAATTTGCTAATGATCAAAAAAATATGAATAAACGTATGAACAATACAATGGCAAATACTAACCGAGAGCTTACAATTAAACAAACACAAATGAATAAAAATGCCAACAGAGATGCAAGACGTCTTCCTACTGGCACACCAAACCGTGCGGCGTACGACAATATGCGTCAGGATTTACTAAGAGCCAGAGGGATACAAAACCAATGAGAGCGTTTGTAACCAAAGGTGGGTTCCCTACATTTATTAATATTCGTGAAAGTGATTTCTTAGATCAACATTTTACAGAAGATAAACTGTTGGAAAAAAAATCATTAAATGAACGTGATACATACATTGCGCAAAACTTAGTTGGACGTGGCGTATTAGATAAAGTAGTAAACAATGGCGGTGCCAGTTACAAACTTAACATTAATAATTATGGAAAAATTTAATGACCAGGTCACTCAAAGATATCTTAACTTCTCAAGTTAATGAAACTAGCGCAATGCTTAATGAAGCTGCGGAATCTGATATTAATCTAAAAGTTGCCATGACACAAACTATAACCGAACAATCAATTACAGTACAAAACTATCGTATTGATATTGTTAGCGAAGAGTTTGCTGGTAGACAAAAAAACTTTTACAATGTAGTTGATGGCAAAGAAGTAATACACAGTGACTTAGCATTGTTTGAAACAGCAATGGGTATTGTTAAAAAATATATCACTAATAAAACATCAGGAATTAAAGAACTAGAGCAGTATGACCATGATTATAGTAATGCGCTATATGAAACTTGGGCGCACCAATCTAGAGCGAATAAAGGCGGTATCAATGAAGATATTGCCATTGCTAAAGCCAGTAGGGCAAAGCAAAAAGTACAAGAAGCAAAGCAAAGAATTTTAGCACGTCTGTAATAGATGTGTATAAATATAATAAACAACGGGGAATTATACAATGTATTTAAACGATTTAAACTCAGCTGCCCACAACGTAGAAAAAATTAACAAAGTATTGGCTAATACATTTGGTCATAATGTTAATATTGCGGAAATGAGCAGTGAATCATTAGGGCGTATGTTAAGCGCAACTAATGCAAAGATTACAGCAATTAAAGAAAGCACTAGTGCGTATTGGGAAGATAAAACTTATAATAAATTAAGTTTAATTTCACACTCATTACGTACATATATTAATGAAGTCGCGCCAACACGTAACGATGGTAAAAAGATGAAAACCAAAGTTCGTGAATCAGCAGAACTAGAGCAAGCAGAAGTAATGCTAGCTGCTCAAGAGTTAGTTGATGGACTACAAAAAATAGTTGAAGACTTAGCAGGAATGCAAGTACAAAAACTTATGCCAATTGTTGATGCTATGAAAGAACAAGTTGGCTTTGAACAAGCTGAAGCGTACAATGCTAGTGCTGAAGCGGCATTAGGTGGATTACTAGATCAAGCAAAAACTGCTAAAGGTGAACTAGAGAACGCAACACTTGTAGCACGTGGCGAACAGCCAGCACAAGCAATGCCAACAGACATGGGTGTAGACTCAATGGATATGGGCGACACAGATGAACTAGACATGGGTGACGACTTTGGTGGAGACGATGCTGCAGCTGGTGATGATAATCAACTTGGACGTGAACTAAAGGGCGAAAGTGCTTTAGCAAACATGGAAAGAGATGCGTTAGCTGAAAAAAAGTTTCTAGAGAGTAAAGACAAGCTCTTTAAAATGGTTGAAAGTGGAACAATGTCACATGCCCAGTTTATTAATATTATCAATGAACTAGACACGGACAACAAGTAATGCTAATTAATGAAGTTATGACAACCGAGGGGCAAGACTATGTCTTAAATGGTATTGAAGAATTAATTGTTCGATCCAAAGCACGTGGCATGACTTCAATTAAAACACCAGCATTATTAGCTAAACTACAGTCTAGTGGATATTATTTAGAAATGAAATCACTAGTACGTATGCTGAACAGTATTAATGCTGTTGGCAGTGCTAACAAAGAAGAAGTAAAATTAGATTCAGCTCTCCCCACTGAAACTGATCCTACTGACGATACTGTTAGTAAAATGGCATCAAAACAACTGTCAAAGAAAGATAAGAAACTATGAGTTATCAGGTAAGCGCACAACAAGCAAGAACAACAGCAAGAAATGATTTAACAATCTTTGATGAAACATCAGCATTGATGCGTCAAGTTATAGTTGATGCTGGCACTGGCGCTTACCAGACAACAATATTAGATGGCACCACAATGACAGAAAGTGATCCATCAGCAACTGCTGATGCGCAAGCATATTTTAATGTTTGGCAAGGCACTGTTACTGACGCAGGAAAATCTGATCAAATGAAGCAGGTTATTAGTTATTTCGAGAACTTGGGCTATACAATAGTACGTCAGACAAATACTAGTACAAATACTACATTTAAATGGGTAATCAACTATTGACAATGTAGTTCATTAGTGCTATAGTCACTATATGTTAAAAATTACCACACCCTACCCGTATCAACAATTTAAACGTAAGAGCGTACACGGCAAACGTCTGTACGAAAATCCGTATGGCGATCCTGTGCCTAGTGTTACTACTATCCTAAGTAAAACAAAGGATATGACACACCTTAATGCTTGGAAAAAGCGTGTAGGTGAAAAGAAAGCACAACAAATTGTAACTGAAGCTGCTGGCGTAGGTTCAATAATGCACGAAATGTTGGAAGCATGGAGCCTTAACCAAGAGTACACAGGCAAAACTATGCTACAAGCCAAGATGATGGCAGAGACCGTTATAAAAAACGTAGAAGCTGACATTGACGAAGTTTGGGGTAGTGAAGTAAACTTGTGTTATCCAGGATTGTATGCTGGTACAACTGACTTGGTTGGTATGTACAAAGGCAAACCAACTATCATGGACTTTAAACAAACCAACAAGCCCAAGAAGCGTGAATGGATTGACGATTACTTTATGCAAGCCGCCGCTTATGCCATGGCACACAATGAAATATTTGAAACAAAGATTGAGCATGCCGCTATCTTTATGTGTAGTCGAGACTTAGACTGGCAATTATTTGAAGTAGGACCAGAAGAGTTTAAAGTTTGGGAAGAAAAGTGGGCCGGCAAAGTAGCAGAGTTTTATAACCTGTCATAAATACATTATAGAGGAAAAGACCAATGGCAGACACACGTATTAGTAAAATTAAAGTAAGACAAGGCGACTTCGCAGATTTGCCTATGCTTGATCCAGGTGAAATTGGATACGCAACAGATAATCAAAGGTTGTTTATCGGGAATACTACTATTAGTGTAGGTACAGGTAATGGCGTAAATACTGCGTTTGTTGTACCAAGTACATTACTACAAAATGGAGTAGTTGCTATCTTTGATGCTGGCACACAAGTTAATGTTGCTGATTATAGTATTGTAGGCAGTACATTAACATTTTCTACAGCACCAACGGGTGCTATTACAGCAAACTACAATGGTGAAATTAGCATGGAGCGTTACGCAACAATTCCAAGCATTATTGAACTTGCTGCTAATGGTAGTAGTGCTATAACTGGCTTTAGTATTGATACCACACTATACAATATCGCTATCATTGATTATACATTAGAAAGTACTAATGGTGTACGTGTTGGCCAAATCAGAATGGCAACAGACATTAGTGCTTCAACAAGCGCAATTGATGATAATTATACCGAAACCTCGGCAGTAGACGTAACCTTTAGTGCTGATATTAGCGTAGCAAATACACTACGTTTAATGTACACTGATGGCGCTAATACTATAACGAAATTTAAATATACATATCAACTTTGGAACAGCAATTAAATAATCAAGCCTGGTACGAGTCACCTAGCAAGCGTTTAAGTATGTGGCGTGACTTCCGTAATGGCTTGGATAAAACAAACACACTTGAAGTAAGTAATACTGTTATGCACTGGTGGAAAAATGCCCCTTTGAGTAGTATAACTATTGATCCTGTTAATTCAGAACACTGGCCAACGCCTTGGGAAATGCTACACCAAGGCCACTTTTGTCAAAACAGCGTAGCGTTAGGCATGGCATATACTATCTATTATGCTAACCCAGACATACAAAATGAACTATTGTATGTAACATGTCTTGGTCAAAGTTTTCAACGGCTTTGTGCGTTAATCGACAATAAACACTTGCTTAACTTTGATCATGGCCGTATAAGTACATTACCCACTGAAGATATATGTTCTGTTTCCTACAGAACTAAAATAAAAAATATAATAAAATAAAAATAACTCACCGAACTAAGATGATTCGGCATTAGATATACTATAAGGACGAAAACAGTATGAGCAATATTCAAGTAACAAAAAGAGATGGAAGTAAAGAGGCAATAGACCTTGAAAAGCTACATAAAGTAGCTTTTTATGCCTGTGAGGGTATTAACGGAGTTAGCCCTAGTCAAGTTGAGATGAAGAGTAACTTACATTTTTACAATGGCATTACAACTGATGATATCCAAGAAACACTTATTAAAAGTGCTTCAGAGTTAATTGAAGAAGATGCTCCAAACTATCAATGGGTAGCAGGGCGCCTTATTGTGTATCATTTGCGCAAACAAGTATACGATAGCTTTGAACCTTGGCATATTTTAAAACTAATTAAACGTAATGTTGCGGACGGTTGGTATGACCCAGCGTTACTTAGTGAATACACTGACGCTGAGTGGGAAGATTTAAATCAATACATCAAACACGAACGTGATCAAGACTTTACATATGCTGCTATGGAGCAGTGGCGTGGAAAGTATCTTGTACAAAATCGTGTTACAGGACAAAAACTAGAAACACCACAAATGGCATATATGCTAATTGCGGCAACATTATTTGCTTCATATGATAAAGATACAAGATTAAAATGGGTTAAGGATTATTACGATGCCATTAGTACTTTCGATATTAGTTTACCTACTCCTGTTATGGCGGGCGTCCGTACTCCACAGAGACAATTTAGTTCGTGCGTTCTTATTGAAACTGGCGATAGCCTTGATAGCATTAACGCAACTACTAGTAGTATTGTCAAGTACGTATCACAAAAAGCAGGAATTGGTATTGGAGCAGGAAGTATACGAGCTCTCGGCTCCCCTATACGTAAGGGTGACGCATATCATACCGGGGTCGTTCCTTTCTTTAAGATGTTCCAGTCTGCTACCAGATCATGTAGCCAAGGCGGCGTGCGAAATGGAGCAGCAACATTATATTACCCGATTTGGCATCTCGAAGCAGAAGATTTACTAGTTCTTAAAAACAATAAAGGTATTGAGGACAATCGTGTACGTCAAATGGATTATGGTGTACAGTTTAATAAACTAATGTATGAGCGTCTAATTACTGGTGGAGATATTACTTTATTCTCACCTAGTGATGTACCAGGTCTATACGAAGCATTTTTTGCTGATCAAGACGAGTTCAAACGTCTATATGAAACAGCAGAGCGTAATACTAGACTACGTAAGAAGACAGTACCAGCACTTGAATTGTTTAGTCACTTTATGGGCGAGCGCAAAGATACTGGACGCATTTATTTACAAAACGTAGACCATTCAAACGAACACGGCAGTTTTAAACCTAATCTAGCACCAATTAAACAAAGCAACTTATGTTGTGAAATTAATCTACCCACCAAACCACTTAATGACTTTAATGATCCAGAAGGTGAGATTGCCTTATGTACACTTAGCGCAGTCAACTGGGGGAATATTCGCAAGCCAAGTGACTTTATTCGTATTGGTAAACTAGCAGTACGTGGACTTGATGCCTTACTCAGTTATCAGAACTATCCAGTAATTGCTGCTGAAATGGCAACCATGGGCAGACGCCCACTGGGTGTAGGTATTATTAACCTAGCATACTGGATGGCACGTAATAATATGACATACAGCGAGCCCAATCTAGAAATGATTGATGAGTATGCTGAAGCATGGAGTTATAGCTTAATTAAAGCAAGCGCAGACCTAGCACAAGAGCAAGGCGCATGTTTGTGGAATGACCAAACAAAGTATAGTGATGGTATCTTGCCTATTGACACATATAAGAAAGATGTTGATGAACTAGTAGCACATAAAGAACGTATGCCATGGAAAGAACTAAGAAAACAATTAGCTGAAACTGGTATCCGTAATAGTACACTAATGGCCCTAATGCCAGCCGAAACATCAGCACAAATTAGTAATGCGACAAATGGCATTGAACCACCACGTAGTCTTGTTAGTATTAAACAATCAAAGCATGGTGTACTAAAACAAGTTGTGCCTGGTATCCATCATCTTAAGAACAAATATGAGCTACTATGGGATCAAACATCTCCAGAAGGTTACTTGAAAATTATGGCAGTGTTACAGAAATATATTGATCAAGGCATTAGTGTTAATACAAGTTATAATCCACAGCACTTCCCAGATGAGAAGATTCCAATGAGTAGTATGCTACAACACCTAATGATGTTCTACAAGTATGGCGGCAAACAGTTATACTATTTTAACACATATGACGGTGCGGGTGAAATAGATATTGACAAACTTGAACAATCAAGTATAGTAGAAGATAATATAACAATTGATGACGAAGCATGTGAAAGCTGTGTACTTTAATAATAAAGAGAGAAAATAAATGAGTGTTTTTGACGTAACTAACAAAGGTAGCCAAACAAATAACTTGGCATTCCTTGATCCATCAGGTGGTGTAACAATTCAACGTTACGATACAATGAAGTATCCTAGCTTTGATAAGTTTACAGACAAACAACTGGGATTCTTCTGGCGTCCAGAAGAAGTTGACACATATCGTGACGGCAAAGACTTTAAATTACTAACAGATCATGAACAACATATCTTTACAAGTAATCTTAAAAGACAAATCTTGTTAGACAGTGTACAAGGACGTGGTCCAGTAGAATCGTTTGGCAGTATTGTAAGTTTGCCAGAACTAGAGAACTGGATTATTACTTGGACATTTAGTGAAACAATTCACAGTCGTAGTTACACACATATTATTCGTAATGTGTATAATGACCCAAGTGTTATTTTCGATCAACTTATGGATATTCCAGAGATTATTGAATGTGCTGGAGATATTTCCAAGTACTATGATGATTTAATTGAAGGTGCTGGTTGGTATAATCTATTAGGCGAAGGCACACATACTGTTAATGGCAAGAAGATTAAAGTTGATCTGTATGAGCTTAAAAAGAAACTTTGGTTAGCACTAATGAGTGTTAACATTCTTGAAGGTGTTCGTTTTTACGTATCATTTGCGTGTAGCTGGGCGTTTGCTGAACTTAAAAAGATGGAAGGCAATGCTAAAATTATTAAGTTTATTGCTCGTGATGAAAACCTACACTTGGGATCAACACAGTTATTACTTAAAACACTGAAAAAAGATGATCCAGTGTTTGAACAGATTGCTCGTGAAACAGAAGCTGAATGTATTAAGATGTTTACTGATGCGGTAGACCAAGAAAAAGCATGGGCTGACTATTTGTTTAAAGATGGTAGTATGCTTGGCTTAAACAAAGAACTACTAAGTCAGTATATTGAACACATTGCTATGAAGCGTATGACAAATGCTGGACTACCTAAGATTTACACACAAACTAGTAACCCATTACCTTGGACACAAAAATGGATTGCTGGCGGAGATGTACAAGTAGCACCACAAGAAACAGAAATTACAAGTTATATTAATGGTGGTACAAAGCAAGATGTAAACGCAGATACATTCAAAGGATTTAGTTTATGATTACAGTATACAGCAAAAACTTATGCGGGTACTGTGACATGGCTAAGGATTATTTAAAAAAGAACGGATTCGAATTTGAGGAGATCAATGTCGAGTCTGTTCCAGAAGCACGTGAGTTTCTAATTACAGAAGGTCACAGAACAATGCCACAAATTTATCATAATGGCAAATTATTAGTAGAAGGCGGCGGAATGGCGTTAGTAAGATTACAACCTCAAACTGTACGTGAACTCATAGGAGAAGTAGACTTAAATGTTAAAGATTTCAAACTTTAAAAAAGGCGATGTAATGACTGTTAAATGTAGCACTGGTGAAGAAGTCGTTGCTAGATTTGATTCAGAAGATGAAAACGCACTTAACGTAATAAAGCCAACAGTGCTTACAATTAATCCACAGGATGGCAAAGCAATGCTTATTCCTTGGATTATGAGTATTGATACAAAAAGCAATGATCCAGTGTTTATTGGTAAAGCGCAAGTTGTAGCAATTACAAAAACTGAAAAGAACTTAGCTGACGGTTATATGAAAAGTACCACTGGTATTACAACAGCAACCACAGCAGAAAGCAATTTTCTTATTTAATAAATACGTGTATGAACTTTGTACACCGAAATAATGATAAACGACTATGTGGCGCATCAACTAGAGCTATAGTTAATAATGTCAGAGTAAACAACCAATTTATTAGTACAGAGGGCGACCCCAACAGTCATGGTGGGGGCGCTCTTCAAGCTACTGCGACTAGTGGTAGAACTCGTGCTGGCGGTAAACCTATTATCATTTTAAATGATCCCTCGTCAGCAGACAGCTATTGCGGACGACCAGGTTATGGTCCTGAACACTGTGGACCATCAGCGACAAGCGCAAGCGGCAATGTAAGAGCCGGAGGTTAACATGGCAGAATTTACTGATTTTAAAAATGGCTTACAAAACGCCAACGACTATCTTGATACTAGACATCATCTAAGTGGTACCACTGCTTTAGGTAATAGTAATTTACGAGCAGTAGCACAAGCAGAGTACAGTTTTACATTACGTGAACTACTATGTGGCGTGCTAGGCGGCAACGGTATAAAACTTCCAAACATTCAGATTTGTATGAGCGCAAATATTAATGCGCTACTGGGTATACCAGCATTACAAGGAGAGTTATTTGATGCGTTATCACAACTAGATGGCGCAATGAACGACTTTATGGATCACACTAAGTTAGATAGTATACTTGGACGTCTTAATGGAGTATTAGCAGAAGCACAAAACGTTGCTAATATGATTAACTTTTGTAGCGCACCAGTAGATCCGATTGCTATTCCAAATATGTTGGAACGAGCAATGGGTAGTTTCCTTGGTGCTGGTAAAAACTTAATTGATCAAATTGGTAGCATCGTACCTGGTCAAGTATGTGCTTGTATAGGCACAGGCGGCTTCAATGGTAACGTGTTTAACGGTGGCATACTAGGTAACATTGCTAATAATATTGATGCTATTAATGCTGGGTCACTTGGACAAAGTGTAATTGACAGTATACGTGGAGATATTGAAGGTGTTGCTAGTGGTATTAAAAACTTAATTAGTTTTGAGAATAATATTAATGGATCATATAGTTTAGGCGGAAGCCAATTTGCTACTCCTGATCCAAATTGTAATAGTGGTGTTGGTGTTATGCATAACCCACAAAACGGCAGTATTGCTGGAAATGCTCGATTAGCCTCAAGTATGAAAGGGTTATATGACAAACTTGCTGGTTATCCAGTTACATATAGACCAGGAACTTCTCTTGGTGGATCAAACGGCAATGTACCAATTAGCGCAAGTAACCTTGATCCGTCTGCGGCAGAACCAATTGAATACGAAAACATCTTTAAACTATTGTTTGATGATGATTTCTTAACACTATTAGATCAAGCAGATGATCCACAGAGTAATGTAGACAATCAGATTCCAGTATACGATTATTGTGGTACAATCATTGGATATACTACACAAGTAGTACAACGAGAAGCAGATAAAAGTTTAGGCAGTGATCCAACAGTACCTAATAGCCCAGGCTATTTGGCAGGTGGATTAAGCACTAGTGAAGGAAATACAGCTACAGATAATCCAACAGTAGCAGGTGGTACTATTTCAGTACAAAGCGGTGGCGGTGCTAATGTTTATTTGGTTAATAGTGAAGCCGCACAGTTGGCACTACAAACAAATACAAATGATTTGGTAGTAAGAACAGACATCTTAACTATATTTGCTCGCTTAGATACAGCTTCATTTAACTTTGGTACAATGGCAGACTATCAACAAAGTAGTGTAACATTTACCGCATTTGGAAAAAACGTTAACGAATTATCTGGTACAGGATTTGTAGCAAAAGATGGTACAGTTGCTATAGCAAGATCAATTAACGGTACTAATAATGAAATAACAGTTATTAATGGTAATGGTGCTGGCGGCAATCCTACTATTAGACTAGCTGATAATACAATTATACCAGGAAACGCAAGTCTTACAATTCCAGATGGAGATACTGCTCAACGTCCAACTAGTCCACAACAAGGAATGGTGAGATACAATACTACTAACAACAATGTCGAAGCATATTTTAATGATACTGGATTATGGGAACCATTTGCTACTGCTAATGATTTACAAAATAATCAATTTAACATTATTAATATTGGCACAGGTGTTGAAGTTTATAAACAACTTAATGGAACAAACCAACACGAATTTAGAAAAATTAATGCTAGTGGTGCTCTTAGTATTGTACAAAATACTAGTGATATTACTATTAGTGATACACTAACTGCTAGTAACTTAGGTACTGGAGCAGAGATATTTAAATCAAGAGTAACAAATGATTTACAATTCAGAAAACTAAAATCGTCTAATAACAGTGTAACGATTACTGAAAATGCTAATGATATTGATTTAACTGTACCAGGTGTAGGAAATACAACCCTAACAACTACTGACGCAACATCAACACCAGTATTGTTTAATGGATTAGCACTTAGTCCTGGTACTAACAAAACTTGGTTCTTTAAGATTTATGTTTTAGCTGGGCAGGCGACAACTAACCGAGCTTGGCAACTACAAGGTGTAGTACAAGATATTAACGATATAGATAGTTTTGTTGGCGCAGTTAGCCGTATAGACTATCAGCGTAACACTGGAGAGCTATCAATTAATCCTTGGAACGCTACTACAGCATACTCAACTGGTAATCAAGTTGAACACGACTTAATTATATATCAAGCAAATGCTGATATTTCTGCTAACACACCAAGTTCTTATACTACTCCTGATGTTAATAGTGATTGGACTGTTACAGACTCTGGCTGGAATGCTAGTGTTATTATTAATAGTGGATCCATGTCTATTAGAGTACGTGGAGATACAAGCACTGTAAACTGGAGTGTTAAACTAGAATACGTTGAATTATAAATAATACTGAAGAAAACACTTGACAAATAAGTCGTTTTGCCGTATATTATGTAAAGTAATAGGTTATGGTAAGACGTCATGGCAAACACTATAACTTAACCATAGGCAAATGAAAGGCAAATTAATGAGATCGAAAGATACTGGAAACGGGCGCAAAATTATGGCAAAAGTCGAAGTACCCCTAGGGGTAGACGACATAACATTATACGCATTAAGATACCTCGATGAGATTGGCGATAACGATCCACGAGAAACTGTATTATCAAGCACAAAAAGAGAAATATTTGGATTTGCGAAAAGAGCATTGTTCTTATACGGCGCAAATGAACCAAAACACTATGTAACAAACAAACTTAACGGACAAGTAAAAGTAGTTCGTAAGATTGTAGAATATAAATTTCCAGAGTGTGATTAATGAGTAATGTAATAAACTTCAATCTAGAGAGAGCAACTCGCAAAAGTGGATTGCATCGAGCAGAATGTAAACAAATGATTGAAGATGGATTTGATCCAATGAACCCAACTGATATTGAACACTACGGCGATTGGTTCAGTGTTGCGGCCAATATTGAAATGGAACATAATTGGACAGACGAAGAAATACAACGGTTATTAACTGACGTATTAGGGCAAGAACCTAAAAAATAAATATATTAAACAAAGAAGTGGACCAACAGTTGAGCGATGTACTTGTATTAAATGCTGACGCACAACCGGTTAGTTTCCTGCCACTAAGTGTAGTGCAATGGAAGGAAGCAGTGATGTATATGTACCATGATAAATGTACAGTACTAGACTGGTATGATGATTGGGTAGTAAGATCTACAAATTGGGAAACCCGAGTGCCGGCTGTTATTATGCTAAAAAGTTTTATGCATAAAACCCGTAATCCACGATTTAGTAAAACTAATTTATATTTGCGAGATATGTATGAGTGTGGTTACTGTGGCAAGCGACACCCTAAAAATGATCTAACAATGGATCATGTCATGCCTATCAGCAAAGGCGGCAAAACAAACTGGACCAACACAATGACAGCATGTAAGCCGTGTAACTGGCGCAAGAGCGACAAAGTAGGGCCAGACTGGCGACCACTATATAAACCGTATGCTCCTGGTTATTATGAGCTAGTACGCAAACGTAAGCAACTGGATTTTACAGTACGACATCCGAGCTGGTATCAGTGGCTTGATTTAGAAGATACTTAAAAACTTCTTGACAACTTATAACATTTATGTTAATATGGTGAAGTTGTGTGACTGTTCACACACCGGGAGACATAACCCGTAAAACCTAAAAGGAGATAAAAATATGGATATTCTTAAAAAGATTAAAGGATGGGCTGCTGGCCTAACAGACTTGGGACTTTCAATTGTAGCACTACTGCTAGTTGTTGAAGTACTAGGATTAGGAGCGATTCCGTTCTTCCCAGAAACAAGTGTAGTAGCAAACGTATCAGCGATGCTAGGCACACTAAGCGCAGAAGGCCTAATGGGCTTGATTGCTATCTGGGTACTATATGCTATTTGGAATAGAAAATAGACAGGCTTTAATTTAAAAAAAATTATAAGCTATTGAAAGCGAAGGATTTTTTCCTTCGCTTTTTGCTTGACTACCAATACGTCTTACTGTATATTGATGGTATAAGTTAAACAAAGGATAGCAGATGCATACGAAAAAAGAATACGCATTCACAACACAATCAGAAGCGCAAGAGTTTGCCAACAGATACTTAGGTCCATCTGGACGTCCAGATCGTGACACTTATGTAACTGGTCCATTTTACCGTGATGATGCTGTTACTTTTAAAGATATGCCAGGTGTTGAGTGTAGACCACCTTTTTGGTCAGTTGGCATAGAAATTTATTCATAAAAATACCTTTTAGGGCTTGACACCAAGACGTATTGGTGCTATATTCGTAGTATGATAACAAACAAGGAAACAAAAATGATGCTAACAGGTTACACAGAAAAGAAAATTATCGAAAACTTTGCTGACGCATATATGGATGGAGATGTAGTTCGTTGGGTATCCAATGACCGTGTTCCATTTCTTGATATGGTAACTGACTTTGCAACATTAGGTTTGATTGAAGATTTTCAAATTGAGCTTTCAGAAAACACTCGCAAGATTGAACAGTCTGCATTTTTAAAAGAGTACATGTTTTCACAAGCTAACCGTTCAGAAGAAGAAAAGAACGAAGAGCGTATGATGGCTCAAGCAGCTTTTGGTCCAGATACTAAAGTTGTTAACGTAATTACAGGAGAAGTTATATAATGACTATTGAATCAGAACTGCCAATTGATGTACTTAATAAGATCGATAATATATATGATACTGTACATGGTGGCCCATATGATCGTGGTGGCGCTGACAGTTATTATGGTCGAGCGTTTAATCCACATTACTGGCCCGAAGGTACACACAAAGGTGCTCGTGTTGAAATGAAAGATATGACGCCACTAGAAATTACTGCTTATACCAAAGGCTTTAATGATAATGAAGCTGATGGTGCTTTTAAAGAATGGTAATTAACACTTGACAAAAGTGGTTATTATCTATATATTATTTAAGTAAGGAGTGTTTATTATGGCCACATTTGAAATTGAAACAATTGAATACAACAAACACGGAAGTGTTAAAAAAGAGTTCGAATTATTTGGTAGTAAAAAAGAAGCTATCAATCATATGAGAAAGAAAATTAAAGATCGTCACGGCTTACTCCAACGAGGTGAAGTTAAAGACGGCGAAGTTAAACTTCTCGATGATCGAGGAACTGTCCGACAGGAAATTAAATTTGGACAGATTATATAATCTCTACAAAAATTGAGGCAATAATGAAAAACTTTCTAATCAACATCACAAGTGACGTATACAATATTCTTTTAGTTGTTGCGATTATGTTAGTAGTAACACCAGCAAATGCTGAACAAACGTTTGCTGGATATGAGCAAGATTCCTTTCCAGAAACATATTGTATGGCGCTAAACATTTATTACGAAGCACGTGGTAGCAGTATGGCTGACCAAATTGGTGTTAGTGATGTTGTATTAAATCGTGTACGTGATATTCGTTATCCAGATAATGTATGCGAAGTAGTTAGGCAGGGTCGACAAGACAGTAACGGAAATATGATACGTAATGCTTGTCAGTTTAGCTGGTATTGCGATGGTAAAGCAGACACTCCCCAAGACCAAGACTCTTGGATTAGTGCACAAACACTTGCTTGGCGTATTATGAAGTTTGAAGAGTTTCGTGGAATAACAGAAGGCGCAACTCACTATCACGCACATTATGTAAATCCACGTTGGGCTCGTGACCTTACACTTACTGGATCAATTGGAGTACATAAATTTTATCGTTGGGACTAAAAATACATAAATATATGTATGAAAATAAACGAAGTAATAAATCAACCACTTGAAGAAGGTCCAAACGACCCTCATATTTTTAAAGCAGTGTTTATGGCTGGTGGCCCTGGATCTGGAAAGTCATACGTGGCTGGAAAGATGTTAGGCGGCACTGGCCTTAAATCTGTTAATAGTGATGAGATTTATGAATATCTGGCACAGAAACAAGACATTGATTTAGGTGATCCGGCACAAGTGATCTCGCCACAAGGTCAAGAAGTACGTGGTAGAGCTAAAGAACTTACACAAAAAAAACGTGGACACTATTTAGATGGTAGACTGGGTGTAGTAATTGATGGCACAGGTAAAGATGTTGACAAAGTAAAAAAAGATAGTCAAGCACTAAAGTCATTGGGATACGAAACAATGATGATTATGGTAAACACGAGTGAAGATGTCGCACAAGAGCGTAATCAACAACGTCCTAGACGCATACCAAGTGATATTGTTTCTAAAATGTGGAAACAAGTTCAAGATAATTTAATGCAGTTTCAACAAGTTTTTGGAGCAGCAAATTTTCATGTAGTTGATAATAGCGAGGGTCAAGAAAACCCCAGCGCCAAAGAGAACTTTAATCAAGTATACAAAAACGTACAAAAGTTTTTAAATACTCCTCCCAATAGCAGATACGCAAAATCATGGTTATCTGATCAAAAAACAAAAGGTGAAAACTAATGGCACACACAGCAGAATCAATACAAACTTGGATAGATAATTATACATTTGTAGACAACGCTACAGCAAGCAGCGATATACTTTCAGGTATTGTTAAAGATTTATCCGAACATGGATATACATTTGGTCCAACTAACAATAGTGGATACACATTAAGTATTACTGGTCCAGTAGTGACTCAAGACTTTATTGTTAAAGCGGACGAATAATAATAATGTACGAGTATAAATGTTTAACAATGCGAGTTATTGATGGTAGTACGATAGATGCTGAAGTTGATCTTGGCTTTAATGTATTAGTACGACAACGTATTAAACTTCATGGGGTAAATGCTGCTGATATCAGAAGTGCTGACCCAAAAGAAAAAGAACGTGCGCAACAAGCACGTACCCGATTAGTAGATCTAATTGGAAAAGAATTTTACTGTCATACAATTATGAATAAGCGTGGCAAGGCTGGTAGAACTCTTGGACATGTCTATATTATAGACGCAAATGAAAACCGTATTGACGTAAATCAGATTCTTATAAACGAAGGCCTAGCCACTCGGTACGGAGATTAAATCATGTTATTTGGTATTTTAACTTTATTAGTCGCACTAACCATCAGTGGTGTTGCGATTTATTATAGTGTAGCAGGACTGGTTGCTATATTTGCAGCAGCTAGTATTCCTATTATTATAATGGGAGGTGCGTTGGAAATTGGTAAACTAGTAGCGGCTGTTTGGTTACACCGGTATTGGGATAGAGCTAAATGGTGGCTAAGAATATATCTTAGTGTAGCAGTATTAGTATTAATGTTTATTACAAGCATGGGTATCTTTGGATTCTTAAGTAAAGCACACATTGAACAAACTGCCGCCGCAAATGAACAAGTGGCTACACTAGAAAGATTTGATGAAGAAATTGTTAGAGAACAAGAGATCATTACTAGAGCTAATGAGCGCATTGCCAAAGGTGAAGCAGATGCTGACAAAGAAGATGTTGGTATACAGGCAAAAATAGATAAAGAACAAGAACGTATTGACAGCGCATATACAAGACGACAACCTAGTATACAAGAACAATTAGATATTATTGGTGCCGCTGAACTAGCACTTGATGGAAGAGTTGCTGTATTTGAAGATGAAATTACTAGTTTAGATACAGAAATAGTAAGATTAAATGGTTTAGTATCAGAGCTTAGAACACAGTTATCTAATACAAGTGTAGCAAGTGTAGAAGAACAAATACAGCCTTATAGAGATCAAATCACACAACTTGATAATGACATTACTAGACTAGACACACAAGCGGCGGCATACGAAGTTCGTATTAGTGAACTAGTACCAGACTATAGCGCAGTTGACACACTAAAATCACAAATTATAGCAATTGAAGAATCTATTGTTGTTACTGCAAATAAATTACAAAGTACCGAACGTGCTAAGATACAAGAAGGTCAAGCAGTAATTGGTGTTACTAGTGACGGACTATTTGGTAGTAATACAACTCGTGCGTTGAATGCTTGGGTAACAGCACAGCAAGCACGTATTACACAATTACAATCACAAGAGACAGACCTAAGATCACAAGCGCAATTAGTTATTAGTTCAGAGCGTAATCGTTTAACTGGGTTAGTTACAGGGCTACGAGGATCACAAACAGAAAGTGTACAAGCACGTAAGCAAGGACTATTAGATACAATTGATCGTATTAGAAATGATGCGTCAAGTGGTTTACAAACACAACGTGATAACATACAAACAAAAATTACTATAGTACTAGATACAGACATACCTGCTGTTAGAGACCAACGCAAACTAGCACAAGATAGTATTACACAATTACGTAACTCACCAGATCGTAAAATTGAAAATGCACAAACAGAGATGGCTAGACTACGTGAGCTAGCAGAAGCAGAGATTTTACAATCACAAAGTGTTATTGAAAGATTACGTGCTGAAATTCAGATAGGTGATGATGTAGATTTAGATACATTAACTGACGCACAGTTAGCTAGAATTAAAACAGCAAACGATAATATTGATCGTATTACTAATGAAAAGTTTGCGCTACAAGCAGAAGCTAGAAAGCTAGAAGCAGAAGTAGGACCTGTTAAGTATTTGGCAGAGTTTATATACGAAGATGCTGATCGCACTACACTAGAAGATGCTGTACGTTGGGTAATACTTATTATTATATTCGTATTTGATCCACTGGCAGTTGCGCTACTCATTGCGGCACAGTATATATTTGCATGGCGCAGAACAGACCGTGGATTACCTCCAAGAGTTCCGCCTCCAGTAAAAAAGCCTAAGCCTGTAGTTGAACCTAAAAAGGAAGAACAACAGGAAAGCATACTACCAGAATTACAAAAAGTTACTAACAATACAGTAAAAACTCCAATGGAAAAAGTTGTTAAGCCAAAACCAGACAATAAAAAGGTTGACAAAACGCCATATGACCCGTATACTGATATAAGACCAACAAGTAAATTAAATCCTGATGAACGTAAAGCAAGAACGGTTATATGGCCAGATGATTACGATGGAAAGTTGGCTCCACCTAAACCATATAAAGAGGATGAATAAACCCTAATGAGGGAAAATAGTATATACCACATTTCACCGCCAGACATGAAATTATTAGATGCCGGTCCAGTTGTTACCGTGTTATCCAGCAGCAGTGAATTTTTAGACGATGTAGAAAAATTACACGAAGGCATGTACAAGAGTGTGCCAGTTGCCATTTATAATGCTAATGGACCAATTAATGATAATAATATAGCTTGGTTGGTTAGCGCAATGAGACTTAGTGACAATGTTTTTGTAGATTTGGACAATGTTACACAAACTGAATTAGTAGCAAGTATACTAAACGAATCTAATGTAATTTATTTTAGTAAAGATAATAAACAACCAGATATATTAAAACTGTTCAATATACGTGAAGGATACACTGTATATGGAGATACTGACGAATATTCAATAATGGTTGCCAACCAATATGTATAAAGGAGAAATAATGATCACTAATCACTATATGGAAACAAATGAGCAAGTTTAACACCCCCAAGCTAAAGACCCCCATTAACGGACAAATTATATATAATACGTTAAGAGTGATTGACGGAAACGAGCAATTGGGCGTAATGAGTAAACATAAAGCTATAAGCATCGCAGAAGGCAAGGGGCTAGATTTAGTAGTAATAACTGAAACTGCTAAACCTCCTGTCGCTAAGATTTTAGATGCTAATAAATATCTCTACGAACAAAAGCGGCGTGAAAAAGAACTAGCCAAACGGCAACGTGAAAGCCGCATTGAAGTAAAAGAGATACAGTTTAAACCTAATATTGGTGATCATGATTTTGACACTAAACTAAAAAATATTGAAAAGTTCCTTAGTAAAGGAAATAAAGTTAAACTAATGGTGCGTTTTAGAGGCCGAGAAAACGCAAATAAACAGGTAGGATTTGAGATACTTACTCGTGTAGCAGATACACTTGAGGAAGTTGAATGGGATTCAAAGCCTAGTTTAAATGGTAATCGGCTAATAGGAATATTAAAACGAGGAAAAAATGGATAGAGATAATAGAAAACCAAGAAGAAAAGACACTGCTGACAAAGGACTTTATGTAGAAGTGTTTGGAAATGACGTAAGCCGTGCGCTGCGTAAACTTAAAAAAATGATTAACAATGACGGGATGCTCAAAGAGCTTCGTGATCGTGAACATTTTGAGAAGCCTAGTCTAAAGCGTAAGAAGGCAAAAGCTGCCGCACGTAAACGGTGGCAAAAACAACAAGAAAAAAATTCCAATAGATAGCTTGACAATCAGTACCGTATGTACTATATTAGTATTATGATAAGAAATGCCACTCAATGCGCAAAAGCGTCAAGTGAGCAAGATAAGAAATACATATACAGAACTACGGGTTGCTCACGAAATAAGCACGTGGAGAGCTACGGTAAGCCCTCCAACTACTAAATAACTGTGGATGCCATAATGGGTCCACAAAATACATCTTGCTTAAAAGGAGATAAAAGATGAATACATACATGACAAACATGTTCATTGATGCTGTGCAGAATACAAAGCGTGAATGGATCAAAACTTTCGTTAAAACTGAATCATTAGCAAAGCCTATGAATGACTTTGTGAATGCGCAAACAACATACACCAAAGAGCTTGCAAAAACAGCAAGTGATATAGGTAATGCGGTTGGTACAACAGTTGCAGATGCAATCAAATCAGCAGGAGTAACGAAATGAACACAAGACTAACATCGATTGACTTGAATAAACTCACTCCCCACAGTGTTGGCTTAGAAAGAATGTTTAACGACATGTTTAAGTACACTGAGCATCCACAAAATGCTGGATACCCACCATATAATATTGTACAACAAGATAACCATTTCCAAATTGAAATGGCATTGGCTGGAGTACACTTAGAGGATGTAGATATTGAAGTTGCCGAAGGTGTATTAACTATTACACACCAACCAGTGGAAGTTCAACCAAACGAAGAAGTACGCTGGGTACACCGAGGAATTGCGCAACGTAAATTCAAGCGCAGTTTTACACTTGCTGATGACGTAGTGGTAGAGGGTGCGAGGATGGAGAACGGCATGCTATATGTAGAGCTTGAACGTATCATTCCAGAAGAAAAGAAACCCAGGAAAATAGAAATTTCAGCAGTATAAAATAAAACACTAGGGGCGGGTAACACCGCCCCACATAACAATTAGGTAAAATAATGAGCACAGAATTAGCATCAAAGATTAACACAACGTTTCATTTTGCGCAACCAAAAAAGTATAAGGTTATTCTATTAAATGATGACCTAACACCAATGGATTTTGTTATAGAAATTCTTATTGGTATTTTTAATAAATCAGAATCTGAAGCTCAACAAATTACACAAGCAATACATAATACTGGCTCAGGAGTAGCAGGTATTTTCAATTATGAAGTTGCTGAACAGAAAGCTCATGAAGCTACTACTATTAGTCGTAGCTCTGGGTTTCCACTAACCTTTAAAGTAGAGGAAAACTAAACCAATGAGAATTGACCAAGATGTCAAACTAGACTATAGTGACGTATTAATTCGTCCAAAGCGCAGTACACTTAAAAGCCGCAGTCAAGTAAGACTAGAACGCAAGTTTAAATTTAGAAACTACGAGCCACCGTTTCCAGAAAATATTAAAGATCACCATTACGATGGTATTCCTATTATGGCTGCTAACATGGATGGTGTTGGCACAATGGAAATGGCAGACACACTTGCAACAGGCGAGATTTTTACTTGCCTAGTTAAGACTTATACAGCAGAAGAACTTATTCAATACTTCTACGGTGACGGACTTAATCGCACAGACTATGTAGCAATGAGTATTGGCACTAGTGAAAGCGATTACAACAAACTAGAACAAGTGTATGCTAAGTGCGAAGACAATCTAAAGTATGTATGCATGGATATTGCAAATGGATATAGTGATCACTTTGCGGCAAGAGTACGTAAAGTACGTAAAGCATTTCCAGACTTAGTAATTATAGCAGGTAACGTGGTTACCGGAGAAATGACAGAGGAGTTAATTTTAAGTGGCGCAGATATTGTTAAAGTGGGCATTGGCCCTGGAAGTGTTTGTACAACACGGATCCAAACTGGTGTTGGTTACCCTCAGCTTTCCGCTGTTATTGAGTGCGCTGATGCTGCTCATGGTCTTGGTGGCCATATCATTGCGGATGGTGGCTGCACTTGTCCTGGCGATGTAGCCAAGGCTTTTGCTGCTGGTGCTGACTTTGTAATGCTAGGTGGTATGCTTGCCGGACACGATGAAGGTGGTGGCGAAGTAATTACTAAAATTTATGAAACAGATGAAGTTGTTAAAACAGATGATAACTTCTATGAAGCAGTATACAAAGAAAAACAGTTTGTACAGTTCTACGGTATGAGTAGTGATGCAGCAAACACAAAACATTTTGGTGGACTTAAAGACTATCGTTCATCAGAAGGTCGTGAAGTACTTGTTCCGTATCGCGGCGAAGTAGCAACTACAGTACAAGACTTGCTTGGAGGTATTCGATCAACTTGTACATACGCAGGCGCTTTGAAGCTCAAGCAACTTAGCAAATGCACAACGTTTGTGCGTGTAAACAATCAGTTTAATCGTACATATGAGTCTACTACTACCAAAGTGTAATATAGGCTGCGCACTGACGCACAGTTGCGCTGACCGCATTTAATTACGATTAAAGTTGTTATAATTATAGGAGTTGGAGGGTTGTCTTAGTAGATCGTCCAACTCCGAGAACTCTAAATGTAATGCTTTACAGGCTTGTAAACGAGTTAAGTATTCGCGCCCGTCGATAACTACCCCTTGAGGCTTTACTCTATAACAAGATCCTTTGCGAGAGAAATTGTGCAGTGGTCTCCAACCTCTGCCGCCTTGTATTAAGTTTAAGCACAACGGATCTCTAAGTGTTTCGGCACTAACAAGTTCTTCTTCAATAGCAGGACATTGTTCATACTCGCCGTTGTATAATATTTCACGCTGCCAATCTGCTGCTTCTGTTAGATTCCATTTAGATCGAAAGCGTGTTCCTGATCCTATGTATCCGTCATCAGGAGTGCCTTTGTGGATCCCGATATAGTATTCACCTGTCGAAGTGTAAGTCCATTTATAAACAAAACCTTGACAGGTCTGAGTTTCTGTGTTAAATATAGTTGCTGACATATTGTTAATCCTTTGTTAGAGTAGGCAAGCATTGGCGTGCTGTGGCCTACACTTTATTTATCCTCTTTCCCCTGCGCAGAAGCGCACATATGCACTATACGCATATCGGGTTCTTGGTATTTGCAGTAGTAAATCACTAAAATCTATGTTAAATATAAGTGTGAACACAAATAGTG